GATTAACAACATTCATTACCAAGAGGCTGCTTTGTGGTCTAAACAACTTGGCATGGCTGGTCGTGTAGACGTTATTGCGGAATATGAAGGTGAGTTGGCGGTTATTGACTTTAAGACTGCATCCAGACCAAAATCCAGAGATTCCATCATGGATTATTTCTGGCAAACAACTGCTTACAGTCTCATGTATGAAGAACTAATTGGAACTCCTATAAATAACCTAATCATTATCATGGCCGTGAAAGATTCTGAACCATTGATTTTTAAAGAAAAGACAAGCGACCATATTGACGGTTTAGTTGAAGCAATTCACTATTACCAGAAAACGCTTGCCAAAAATTAAACTTTCTGATAGGATTACGAACATGAAAAAACTTATTACTTTGCTTTTATTGGCAACTTTAGCAACTGCGGCTTCTGCTGATTACTGTTGCTATCGTCCTCATCACCATTGGGGTGGTCCTGGTGTCGGTTGGGTTCCGTTGGCCGCAGGTGTTGTTATTGGTGCAGAACTTGCATCACAACCTAGACCTATCATGGTTGAACAAGCACCGGTCTACATCCAACAACCGCCAGTCTACATTCAGCCACAACCTACGGTTCAATTGCCACCACCAGGTTATCATTGGGCTGAAATGTTTGACCAACAAACTAACACTAAACGAATTGTATTGGTACCAAATCAATGAAAATCAAAAAATTAATCCAAAAACTAAATCGTGCAGAATTTGAACATAACTTAGAAAAAGCCAAGAAATTTTGGATGAAGTTATTGAAGAAGTCTGTCAAAGGTAAGCACACCGAATCGGTGCGCTAATAATGATAGTAAACTTGGTATAAGAAAAGTATTCTGGACGGCGGGGCAGTACCGCCCTCGTCCACCATAAAAATTCAGGCCAGCGCCGTGCGGTAATGAAGATGACTAAGGTATCACGGACATCCACATAATCCAAGCCTGAATTTTTATGATGGGCGAGAAATAGTTTCGACAGGGTAACAAGTATTATATTAGGCTATCCGTCAGAGTTGACGTAAACACTAAATCAAAAATAAATGCAAACGAAAGCGTTTACCGCCTAGCCGCTTGAGGTTAAGCTGAGGTTTCGCCAACTGTCCTTATTACCCAATCAGTTGGCATTTTTTAACTTAAAGGAGTTTTTAATGAAGAAGTTAGTTCTATTGGCCACTTTGATGGCTGCATTTGGAGTTGCATCAGCCGTTGAAGTTGGTGTTAATGGTTCTATCGACAATTACAGCAAGAAAGACCGTGATGGTTTTGGTTTGACTGTAGGTGAACATTTTGGTAAAGTAAGCGTTACTGCTGAAGCCGACCGTGAAATCAAACGTAACCTAGACAAATTCAGCGTTATCGGTGGTTATGATGTTTTCAAGTTGGGTAATGCCGCATTGACCGCTAAGGCTGGTGTTGGTTACCTTGACAAGAAAGGTATCAAGAGCGATGAGCGTTATGTTGCTGAAGTTGGTGCTGGCGTTACCGTTCCAGTTACCAAGGCACTTGCTTTGACTGTTGATTATCGTTATCAAGATGGTGACCACAAAGTTAAATCTTTTGATGGTAACACCGTTGCTGTAGGCGCAAAGTTCTCTTTCTAAGAGTCCAATAAGTTTCGGTGGGTTCTTACAAAACCCACCCATTTAACTGGAGAATTACATGCAAAGTAGAATTATACTTGTAGCAGTATTCTTTTCAGCAATCATACTGATGTTATCCTGTATCAACATTGATACTTATAATTTACCGTTCAAGACCACTTACAATGCACTATCTGACGAAACTAAAGTTCAGGTAAATTGTTTGGCACAAAATATCTATCACGAAGCGGCACATGAGCCATTAGATGGTCAAAAGGCCGTTGCTTTCGTTACAATTAACCGTGTACAATCCGGTTATGGTGAAGATATTTGTTCCGTGGTGAAACAGAAAACGAACGGAACATGTCAGTTCTCTTGGTATTGCGAAAAGAAAGATGGTAAGGGCTTGCCAATCACCGACAAAAGGTTGTATAATGAAATCTTGGATCTCGCAACAAACTTAGTGGTTAACTATGAAAGGCAAAAAGATGTTACAGAAGGTGCGACATACTATCATGCGGATTACGTCCACCCTGGTTGGCATCATTTGGAAAAGGTCAAACAAATTGGACAACACATCTTCTACCGATCCAACAAAGACTCAATTGACAGAAACAAGGAAATCATTTAATATGGAAAACCAAAATTCAAATTTGAAAGTTGTTATCACATTATTGGCATGTATCACTATTGTTGCCGTATCAATAATCATTAGTTCTTATTTGTCAAACATTAATGACCGTAACAACATGTCAAAAAACATGGACTCAGCCATTCAAAGAGGTATTGATCCTATTTCTGTTAAGTGTGCATATGCAACACAGACAGATAACCTTTGCATGGTCTATGCATTGAAGGCCAAATAATGCCAAGTAAAGACGAAATCCGTGACTTCTCACTAAAGATTGAGGAAATTGCAGAACAGTATGACATTCATTGCATGGATGCTATTGTTCAACATTGCGAAGAAACAGGTATTGAGATTGAGGTGGCTGCCACCTTAATTTCATCTCACCTCAAAGCACGAATCCGTGAAGAAGCACAATCAGTTAATCTAATCAAAAAAGCATCTAAACTTCCGCTATGAATGAAGGTACAGGTTTTGCATCTTTTGCACTTTATAATGCACTGAAAACACACTTCACCTCAAAATCCTATGATTTTTTTCGCTATAATGGCAAGACCAATGTATCTAAAGAAACATTTCTCAAACGTAAAGACAAATACAGTTTCTACAAACTTTCACGGAAGTTTTCTTTGGAAGAATTGCGGAACTTTTACCTTGCAAATTTTGTATATGGTGATGCGTCTTGGGTTGGTGAAATGACTGGACCTGAAGGTGAAGTGGCATACAAAAAGTGGCAGAAGATTAACCAGAGCTTGACATATGTCTTTGAAAATGATATACTTGGTCTTGTAGGAAATGATGCACCAGAACAAATGTTGATTGTCAATGATGGTCAACATCCTATCTTACTCCGTGAGGTAATGTCTGGTACAATTTCAGTAGAAACTTTGTGCATACTTAATGATATTATGAACTTCTTTCCCATGTGGGACCGTAAAATCAGTGATGATATTATCTGGCCCAACTGGCGATTGAAATGTGAAAAGTATGCACCTTTTATACAATACGACAAAGTTAAATTCAAAAACATACTTAAAGAAGTGATAACAGAACATGCATAAATTTACCAAAATCTATCTTGATATGGATGGTGTGATTGCTGACTTCACCAAACGATACCGAGAATTGTATGATTGTAGTCCGTCACATGATGATGCACGTAAGCGTTTTGGTGCAAGATTCGGTGCATTCATTCAAAACAAGGAATTTCAAACCCTTGACCTGATGCCTGATGCAACAGAATTGTTGTCGTACCTCAAAACTTGTGGTGTGCCTGTAGAGATTCTTTCTTCTACTGCACGACCAGTGAGCAATGCTGAAATCTCCCGTCAAAAGGAAATCTGGCTTGGCAAACACAACATTAACTATCCTGCAAACTTTGTACCTGGCAAACAGTTCAAGTATAAATTTGCTGACGAAAATTCCATAATCATTGATGACACACCTTCTGTTATTGATGATTGGAATAAAGCAGGTGGTACTGGTATTCTTCACAAAGATGCCTTGACAACAATTAGTATCTTGGACGCATTGTTGCGTGGATAAATAGGTATATGAACGACCTAGATTTTTTCTTAGAGGACTTAAAAGAATTCTGTAAAACTTTCAAGTTTGAAGAAACAGAATTTATACAATCACCCATTGGTGAAAGTAATCCATTTTATGGTTGCAAACATGATGATGAAACTAAAAAACATTTATCTGAAATGCAATCCACAAAAGTAGGAAAACAAAACCAATTCTTTGGCAAAAAGCATAAGGCTGAAACCATAGAACAGAATAGAAAAAAGAATATTGAAATTTTAACCCAATTGCAGGGTAAAAAGGTCAAACAGTTTGATATGGACGGCAATCTCATTGCAATACATGATAGTGTCCGTTCTGCCGCAAGAAAAATCAATGCAAAAAATTATAACCAAATCTCCAAATGTTGCCAAGGTATTATTCGGTATTCATATGGTTATCTTTGGGAGTATGCTTGACAACTCTTGTATTTTATTATAAAATAAACTTTTGTTATGTTTAAGTGGATAATCCGTTAATATTTTTTACACACCGTTATATAAAGGAAATAATATGACATCATTTGCAAATCTTAAAAGAAACTCCGGCAACTTGGATAAATTGGCCAAAGCCGTTGAAGCACTAAACTCATCATCTTCTGGTGCTGACAATAAAGACAATTACTGGCGACCTGAGGTTGATAAAATTGGGAACGGATCGGCCGTTATTCGTTTTCTTCCTGCTCCTGCTGTAGATGGTGACGATGCGTTACCATGGGTTAAGGTGTTCTCACATGGATTCCAGGGAAGTGGCGGTTGGTTGATTGATAACTGCCTGACTACCAAGAATCAACAATGTCCTGTGTGTGAACACAATAACAAGTTGTGGAATTCTGGCATTGAAGCCAACAAAGAAATCGTTCGTAAGCAAAAACGTAAGTTGAATTACATTGCTAACGTGTATATCGTTTCTGATCCTAAGCATCCAGAAAATGAAGGACAAGTTAAGTTGTTCAAGTTCGGTGCAAAGATTTTTGAGAAGATTACAGGTGCAATGAATCCTGCTTTTGAAGATGAAACAGCAATCAATCCGTTTGACCTGTGGACTGGTGCTAACTTCAAGTTGCGTATCACTAAGGTTGCTGGCTATCAAAACTATGACAAGTCTGAATTCGCCGCTTCATCCGCTTTGTTGGATGATGACGATGAGTTGGAAAAGATTTGGAAGTCAGAACACTCTCTTGCAGAGTTGGTTGCAGACAAAGAATTCAAGTCTTATGATGACTTGAAGGCTCGCCTTGAAAAGGTTCTAGGTTTGAATGGTGATACACCAATGCCTAAGACCACAGTAGAGACATTGAAATCTGCACCTAAGAAACCAGTTCAGGAAGAACCTGAATTGGTTACCGATGATGATGACGATTTGGCCTACTTCAGCAAGTTGGCTGACGAGTAAGATGAAGACCCCGCCTAGTGCGGGGTTTTTTATACCTGCCTTGCAAGTTTCTTAAAGATGTTTTGTAAGGTTGGGTCATCCGTTCTGACGGTAACGGAACTATCCATAGACACAGCGGGAGCAGAAGAACCGCCACCTGCATTGATAGATTTTGAATTGTCTATCGTAACAACCTGTGGTGCGCTAGGTTCTAAATTCATATCATTGTTCTGACTGATAGCAGATTGCACTCTCGCACCAGTTCCGCTTGGTTCTGGTGGTGCGGAGGTTGCAGTTGAGGGTGCTCCAGGTGATGCCGATGCAGGTTTAGATTCTGCTGGTACTGCCGTTTGCTGTGCCGCTGGTGCAACAGGTGTAGCCGTTTTCTCCAATGATTTATCGGCAAAATCATTTGCCTCTTTTAGTAAAGATTCTGGTGCTTCTTTACCATTCTTATCTTCAAATGTTACACCACCAGTTTCAAAGCCCATAAAAGTTTTCTTGAACTTTTTATAGCCCTTCTTATTCATGTAAGCGGTAACAAGACCTTGCTTTTCTTTTACTGCGGCATCATATTCTTCTTTTGCTTTGGATTGTTCTTCCGATTCCATTCCAGATTCATTCAAAGCATCATTAGCGGCACGTTGTTTCTGTAATGCTGCAACTGCTTTCTTGCCACCTTGTTCTTGTGCTTTATCTTCTTGAGATTTTTCAAAGAATGAAGCCAAGGTTCTACCTGCAAAAATGGCAGCGGCAAGACCACCGGCAACCAATGCGGCAATCAATGCTTCAGGACCGGTTAATAGTGCAAACAACCATTTTGCACCAGAAGAAAGTAATCTAAAGACAGGACCTTTTAAGAAGTTGAATAGTGATTCAAAGATGCCACCAGAAAAGAAATCTTTAATTTTCTTTAACATTCCACCAAACATGTTTTCAACAAAGTCTTCAACCATTTTGATGATGCCATCAAGAAAACCACCACCATCTTTTTTCTGAACAGTTACAGTAGTTGTTTTACCACTAAAACCACACAATGCTTTAATCAATTCTTCATGCCACTTACTACGTTGTTTTTCTTTACCAAGGTTCTCAGCATGTTCAACTTCGTGTTGTGTTTTTTGGTCTTCAATGTTTGATTTAATAAGATTGTAAACTTTGGACATTACATCAGCAAGACCATCACCACGCTTCAGTTTTCTACGGTCACCTTCAGCAACTTTGGTCACCAATGGATTCATTTTTGCTTCAACAGGTTTTGCTTTGATTCTTGTGCCAGTAAAATAAGAAATGTCTTCATTGCTACGACCAGTCAATCTACCCAATGCATAAGCACCAAGGCGACCACCAACAGCTTTACCGATGTTTAATGGGTCAAACTTTTCTTTGATGCGTGTAAACTTAGCAACAGTTTTGTCTGAAATGGAAGATTTAATGGAACGACCAACTCCCTCACCTGATACAATTCTATCCACAATAAGTGAGCCAAGGCCTTTGTTTTTAAGGCCTCTTGCTCTTTGATAAGACATTTTATTACTTGCCATGTTATGTACCTAATATTGCTGGTTTTTCTGATGGTGTTGAGGTGCTAATTACTTGTTTTTGTGGTGTTGAACCTGTTACCACGTTAGTTTGTGTATTATTTACTACAACTGTTGTTTGTTTAGATGGTGTCTTCAAGTCTTTATTTTCAACAGAATCTGAATTCACTTTTGATCCAGGTATAGGTGGTGCAGTAACATCACTTGCGCTATCTTTTTTACCTTGTCTCAATAAAGCAACAACTTCAGGACCTCTAGACTTAACTTGCTTATACCAATCACTCCCCTCTAAGTTTCTAGCAGCACCTTCTATATCTCCTGCTTCTAGTTGTTTGACAAGCATAGGCCATTTTTTATACCAACTTGGACCCATGTTGAATGTCAAATCAATCAATGCAGTTTGACCTTTTTCATTCAGATTGTTATAGCCAGGAATTTTCTCGGCAGCCTTTTTATGTTCTTTGAAATCTTCTTCATACAATGCTTGAATTTCTTCTCTTGAGAATTCACGGTCAAACTCTTTAGGTAAACTCTTACCATCACCAATAAGGTGACCAACACCAACAGTCCATAAACCTTTGCTATCTTTATATGGTCTAGTCTTGAATCCCTCATGTTTCAAGATAGTATTTTTTGCTAACTCATAACCTGCAACACCAACGGCAACGGCAGCAGCGCCAGCTTTAACCGCAGTTGGTATCTTTGGTGCAGCCTCAACAACAGGTGCTTTTGTAACTGCTGGCGGTGCTGGAGCCGGTGCAGGTGCTTTTACCGCTGAAGGTGCAGGCGCTGGAGCCGGTGCTGGCTTTGCGGCAGGAGCCGGTGCGGGAGCAGGTGATGGTTTAGCCGCTGGTGCTGGAGCAGGAGCCGGTGCAGGTGCTTTCTCAGGTTCTTTCTTAATGAATCTACCTTTTTCATCACGTGCAGGTAATTCTTTTTTAGGTTTTGCCTTTGGAACTTTTGGTTGTTGTGCTTTCTTTATAGCGTCCATCAACTCTTTATGTTCACGCTGTTCTCTTTCCCATTTTTCTTCTTCAAAGTTTTTAGACAACTCTTTTCTAGTTCTTTGTTCTTCTATGTCTTGTTGTATAACAGCATAGATTTTTGCACCAATGTTGGCAGCACTATCACCACTACGTAGTTTAGGTTTACTTGCAGAAACGGCATCAGCATAGAAGCCGGTGTTTACATTACCGACTTTCTTTGCTGTGTTTGGTGTTGCTGCTGCTGGCTTTGCAGTAGACTTGCGCTTAGATAAACCTTTAGTAATGTCTTTGGTATCTGTAGTTGTCTTTTTAGACATTATCTCAGCTACTTTTTCTACATTAGGTTTCTTAGATTCAGCAGCCGGTTTTTGTTGTTCTTTGACCTTCTTTATTACGGGTGTTAATTGTGATTCCGCCCAACCCGGTAAAGTAGCAACTTCATATTGCCTTCTTTCCAGTTCTTCTTGACTGAGTTTTTTACTGAATTCTCTGATTTCTTTAAGTTGATTTTCCGAAAGTTGTCCACTATTTAAAAATTCATTGATTTTATTATCTTTGAACATTCTTTCGATTTCACCACTTCTCATTAACTCATCGAATATTGATTTTTTCATCTACGTTCCATGTTTCTTTGTTTTATCTTCTCATTTTCTTCTTCAATATACTGAGCAAGCATAGTAACGTAAACTTCACGCTCCCAAGGTATCATACCTTCAAGTTCCGACAAACTGTATTTGTGATGTTGCATCAATGCAAAGTTTGTCGTATAATAATTTCTTAATGTATCATGACGAAATGTTACCCGAAAAAATTTTCTAACCCTTCCACCTCAATCGTATGGTGAAAACCACACTTACCACAGTCCATTTCAAGGGTCTTATTCAATGTAGGTAGGTTGTCAAAGAATTCTTCAATCTTTCCAAATTGGTCAGTATTCAAAGATTCAATAAATTCAACAAATTCTTCTTTTGCAACTTCATTTGCATAGTAAAATTGCTCACCATCAAAAATGTGAACAATGCTGCTTATAATCATTTCAAATGCCATATCAGTTGCAGTTTCAATTTGTGCTGAAGCATTCAATACTGAAAACTTCGGATAACTTAGCTTAATGCTAATCTTATCGGTCAATTGAATTTCATCTTTAACATCACTTTGGTTAACTTTGATTTCCAACAAGTTGAATTTGTTTTCCATCAAATGACCACATGGAGCACCGTTAACAACGTTCTCACAACGATATTTGTTTTCAACAACTTCACCAACAGAACGGGCCCTCAGTTGAATGAAATAGTATTCAATATCAAGAATAGGTAAAGAATCAATGTCTACATTCTCTGTCAAGGTACAGTTATGTAAAACTTGTTTGATGTTCTTTTGAATAGTTTCTTTATCGTCTGATTCCATTGCCATCATAAGATTACGTTGTTCTTTGACCAAGAAAGGTCTAAAACGAATCAGTTTCTTAGATAGCGGTAAAGTCAAATCATAGATTGGTGTATCAATTTTTGGTAAAGCCATTATATCTCCTCAAATCATTAAAAATTATTTGTTATCGCATTAATTCCATTAGCTGTCAAACCTGTCAAACCACCTGTGTTGTTAAGAACACTAGAAATACCAGCCTGCAATAGGCTGGAACCAAGTGCTTGAATAGAATTGTTTTGCCAGTATCTGTAAGCAAAAACAACGGTCAATTTGTGGTGACCATCATTAGACCAGTCTAGGTCTAATTGATTTACAGAAACTGGAAATGCATCAATCAAGTTAACCGAGTATGTCAATTTGTTATCTACACTGTATTGGTTTACTTGTAGTGTAGATATGTAATCGTTTCTGTAATTGAAATCAAATGAGATGGTTGGGTTGATAAACTCCATCCATGCATCAAAGAAAATCTTTTCGGACATGTTATCTGAAACAATGAAAGTCATTTCAGACTCATTATAGTTTGACTGATATGCATGTTTTTCAATAGGGTTTGCACCAAACTTTTGGTCGGTAGTTGCAAAAGTTCTGCTTGGCAACTGTGCACTCTCACATCTAAAGGTCAAGTTACGACTGGTCGCAATGTATGGAAGTAAAGGAATGGGCGCATTAATGGTAACATCAAACCTATTTGGTCTTGCAATATCACCCTTAAATGAACTTAAAAACGATGAAATGTTTGAATTCATTTTTATTCTTCTTGGTTAAAATGTGCCATATGGTCTTTCCACTCTTGAACCGAGTCTCTCCAGACTTCTTGTGGTTTGGCACCTCTAAATTGTTGTATAGGTAGCAATGTTGCAACATCCCATTCATTAGGTTGAATCATCAACAATCTAGAACGAATGTGGCTATGCAAGTATCTTTTCAAACATGGTTTAAACTCAGCATACTTTTTGGTTGCATTCAGAATGTCATATGAGATTCTCATTCTTTGTATATCATCATTAGGTGTCAACTGTGCATATCTCATCAGCTTGTTCATAAAAGCAATACGCCATTTAACAGGAAGATAGTGTATATTCAGTCCCAAGAAACCATCATTGTATCTTTCTAGCACCAAAACCATTGGAAATCTATCCCAATATGGCAAATCTGCCTTTGTTTTAGGGTCGTAATAGAAACAATACATCATTCCCAGTCTAAACTGGTTCATCTGCCTAAACTTTTCACGGTTTATAGTAGATGGTATTTGAGAAATCTGGCCTTTTTTCAGTTCAGATATCTTTCCTTGCAACCATACGGTAGCATCTTTGGACATAGTTTTATGACCAAGAGCCGTCTTTTGTTCTGCAAGTGAGGTTAGTTTAGATGTTGCCATCTTCTATTTAGTTAGAGACCTAGATGGTCTTCAGTGAAGATTTTGAACTCCCAACCACGGTCAAGACAATACTCATTTGCGGCTTTCCACTTTGCTTGATTCACACCGTAAGTTACCACTTCTTGAATGTATTGCTTGGTCACTCTTTTCTTTTTCTCTGGTTCCATGGTCTGCTTCTTGGGTTTGACCTCAATCATAAGTGTTTTTAACTTACCATCTTTGGTTCTAACCTTGACCAGGAAGTCAGGAAAGTATCGGTGGTACTTTCCATCCACAGGAGATACATAAGGTATGATGAGTTCTTCGGACGCCCAAGATATAATATCAGGGTTTTTGTCCAACCATGTCATGACTTTGCATTCCCACGATGAGCGGTAAATGATGTTTTTATAGTCACCCACATACTTTTGTGGATTCTTAGGTGTAAATCTTCCAGAATAAGCCATAAATAGTATATATTCCTCATTTTAAGACGAACATGGCAATAATTTCAATTCCAACAGCAGTAGGTGGTGTAGCACTACCTGGAGCACTAGGTCAGGTGGCAAGCGGACCTTTGGCTGCACTTTTTGGTGGTAAAAGTCTAACAACTCTGAATTATCCACAAGAACTTGCTACGGATGCGACAAAAACACACTATGTTCAATTCTCTATCAAAGAGGTTGTGCCTGCATCTTATGAGACAACACCAAGTCAACCTAATTTAAAACTAAATTCAACAACCGCTCTTGGTGGTTTGATTCAACAAGGTGCTGGAACACAAACAGGACAATCAGTTCTTGGTACAATTAATAATTTGGCATCAAAACTATCACCAGAATTAGCAAGCATTGGTACAAATTTGGTGAATGGTATTTCAACTACACTAAAAGAGGGCCTTTCAATCTCTCCACCAGTTAAAAAGTTAGATACAATCATCTCATTGTATATGCCAGACACATTAACTGCAACTTATAATGCAGAATATTCTGAGGTCAGTCTAAGAGATGCTTTAGGTGACACAATCAATAATTTAAGGTCATTAGACCAACTTGCAAAACCTTTTGGTGATGCTGCCGCTGGTGGTGGGTTTGATATAAAAACAGGTAAAAAAGTTTTTGGTGCAGTTTCTTCTGACCCAAATGCAATCGGATTAGCAGTGCAAGCAGGTTCCAATCTGGCAGGAAATATTGGTGCTGATAGTTCGGCACTAAATTCAATTTTATTGCAAGGTCAAGGTCTAGCAATTAATCCACAAGTTCAAATGGTATATAAAGGTCTTTCAATGAGAACCTTTCAACTATCATTTACATTCACACCAAAATCACAGCAAGAAGCAAAGGCTGTAGATAATATCATTTATAAATTCAAATATCATGCTGCACCAACACTAACAAGTGGCGCTGCGGTATCAAGTCAAAGCATGTATTTGGTTCCACCTTCTTTGTTTTCGGTTCAATTCAAAGTTAAAGGTGCAGAGAATCAATATCTTCCAAAATATGCTGACTGTGTATTGGAAAACATTGATGTTAACTATGCACCAAATGGTTTTGCCGCACACACTGATGGTGTTCCTGTTCAAACAACATTGACATTACAATTCAAAGAACTCGAAATTGTTGATAGAGGCCGTCTACAAAAGGGCTTTCAGAATATTAATGATCCTCAAGGACTGAGATAATGAAATATTTTCAAAGTTTTCCCATCATTGCTTCAACCGACTATAACGGCAATCAAGTTGCACTTACAAATTTGATGTTGAGGTCTGAAGTTGTTCCCACTTTGTTGAACAACCCTTTGTTATTCTATACATATGACATTCAAGATGGCGATACGCCAGAATCTATTGCTAACAAGTATTATGGTGATCCATATCGCTATTGGATTGTATTGTATTCAAATCAAATCATTGACCCCCAATGGCAATGGCCAATGGGACCAAACTTGTTCAACGATTACATCATTGACAAATACAGTGAAGTCACAGCAAACACATTAAACATTGCTGTTGCAGATGTAACATCAACACAAGTATTGTCTTATACACAAAGCACAATACAAGATTACCTATTGACATTGACAACATATGAGAGTGCTTCATCAAATACAACAATAACAAATTATACAATTGATGCGGCAGCATACGCAAATGTTAATGTTCTTATTAGTCAGAATCCTGGTACTCCTGTTTACTTCCCCAATGGAAACTTTGTAACCAAGACTTACTCAGCTTCAACACAATCAATCTATGATTATGAAATTCAACAGAATGAAGCAAATAGAACTATCAATTTGGTCAATTCAATTTATGTACCGCAATTTGAACAACAATTCAAATCATTGATGAGTAAATAATGGCAGATACACCAGGATTAAATAAGACAGGTATAGTTTACCCAAATGACTATACACTAATCAACTTGACATTGTTAACTTCTGTTAGCACATTCGATGTAAAGAATATTTTAGTTGAACTGTCTTATAATGAAGATATCTTTAATAACACAGCATCTGGTTATTTGATGTTGGTTGATGCAACAGGTTACATTGAAAAGTTGCACATGAATGGTAATGAATTCATTCGTATGACTTTTGGTAAAGCAGACGACACCACCAATATCGTTGACAAGATTTTCCGCGTGTTTAAGGTAGCAAAAAGAACACCTGAGAATGAGGGCAACACAGAAACATATTCTCTATACTTTTGTTCGGAAGAATTGTTGTTGTCGGAACAATACAAGGTCAGCAAGTCTTATAGAGGTAAAGATATTGCATCCAATGTTGTTGACATTCTAAAAACTTATCTACAAGTTCCAACCAATAAGATTGCAAGCATTGAACAGACTTATGGTGTTTACGACTTCTTAATTCCAAACATCAAACCATTTGACGCAATCAATTGGATGTCAACATATGCAAGACCTGCAAATAATCCAGGTGCTGATATGTTGTTGTATGAAGATAAGTTTGGTTACAACTATCGTTCACTACAATCATTGTTTAAGCAAGAAGTTTACAATGCTTACAGTTTCAATCCAAAAAACGTAAGTCAAAAGACACAAACAAATACACAACAAATTTACAATGTATTGACATATGAAATCATGGATTCATATGATTCACTCGGTGCAATCAATTCTGGTGTGTATGCAAACCAATTGCTTTCTATTGATCCGTTGTTGAGAAGATACAAGATAACTAACTTTGACTACGGTTCATATTCAAACAAAGCAAGTAAATTAAATACATTTCCAATCACCAATAATTTCACCAACCGAAAAGGTGATGGTTTGAATCAGACACCACAGGCGGTCTACAAGTTGGTATTCTCAAACTATAATCAAAACGATTCAAGTTACATCAAGAGCCATCCAGGTTCTGTAGCACACGACATTTTTGCCGAAACATATATTCCATACAGAACAGCACAGTTGCCTCTACTCAACTATACAAGAGTGAAAATATCAGTTCCAGGTGACCCTGGATTGACCGTGGGTCGTGTAATCAAATTCAACTTACTATCTAAAGACCCGAACAAAAAAGAACCAGATGATTTCTATTCTGGTAACTATTTGGTTACAGCAGTTAGACATATGCTGACTGTGCACCAATATAGAACTGTATTGGAATTAGCAAAAGAAAGTAATACAAACGAATATTCTGCGGTTAGCACAGGTTCTTCACTGTGGAACAATACCGTGAAAGGAATTACATAATGAAAATGGTAAACAATTTTGCGGGTCTTAATGGCTTCGTGTGGTGGGTAGGTGTTGTTGAGAACCGCATGGATCCATTAGAAGTAGGTCGTTGTCAAGTTAGAATCTTTGGTTGGCACACAGACAACAAACAACTGATACCAACATCCGATTTACCTTGGTGTATGCCCCTGTATCCTTTGAATCGCTCTAAAGACTTTTCAACACCAAGAGAAGGTGATTACATTGTTGGCTTCTTCTTTGATGGTGAATCGGGTCAGTTCCCCGTGATGATGGGTGTTTTACCAGGTATTCAAGGTGCGGTTGCATCTGGAGATTCTGGTTTCCAAGACCCAAGAACTGCGGCAGAAATTGCGGCAGCACCTCAAGTTCCTGCTGGTCAAACACAATACACACCAGGACAACCAACGATTGCACCATTGGCTAGAGGTGAAATTGCAAACTCAGCAATCTCAGCAACTAATTCTACAAGAAGTGCGGTGCAAGACATTACAACACCAATCAAAGCATCATTGGCTGCCGCAAAACTACAAGCAATGTATTTTGTGCAAGAGATTCGTTTGGCTAAAGATGCAATTATTGCAGCATTTAGTGCTCCAGGTACAGGTATTGGTAACTTAGCACAGACAGAACCTATACAAATTGCAAACAAACTTAAAGCATATGCACAAGAAGCAAAGGCTGCCACTGATGCAACCAAAGAGGTTCAAGCTGCCGTTGCTGAGGTAAATTCTTCAGTATCTTATATTGAGGGTCTACCCGCCGCTGCTGTGCAACAAATAAATAGTGAAGTAAATCTACCCGGACAAACTGGTGGTCTATACAACAGCATTCTTTCTTCTGCCAAATCAACAGTCAATCAACTAGAGAATTCCATTAAATTATGAGCAACAGCACACAACAATTACCACCGTTAGTAGCTTGGATTGAACCTAGGTCTGATTATCAAGCACAATACCCATACAATACATTGACACAGACAGAATCTGGTCACTTGTTTGAGATGGATGATACTCCTGGTGCTGAAAGAGTTCGCCTACAACATAGAACTGGTACTTTTACAGAGGTACAGTCTGATGGCACAGAGATTCATAAGGTTGTTGGTACAAATTATGAAATCATTGCACAAGATAACAATGTTCTAATCAAGGGCAAATGTAACATCACCGTTGTTGGTGATTCGGTATTGCATGTGCAAGGTGATGCAACCATGCAAGTTGATGGAAATGTATATGAAAGTGTAAATGGCAGTGTAAATCAACAGGTTGCAGGCGATTTGACCTCTACTATCACAGGAAATGCAATCATTTCATCAAAGAATCAAGTTCAAGTTCAAGCCGATGTGTTGGTCAATGGTGACTTGAATGTTACTGGTGACATTTCATCAAGCGGTAGCGTTACTGCGGTGACCAACGTAACTGCTGGTGTTCAAGTATATGCACCATTGGTTATGGATGGTCCAGGTCAAGTTACCGACAGTATTCTATATCTACGTGCACTATACAACACTCACACTCACCCATTTATTGCAAAGGCCGGTGCGGATGCACTTGTTACTTTGCCTACAACATCTCAAGATGTTCCATAAGCACGATAAATAGAACATGGCAACATTACCTAAGATTTACGCAGATTTGGATTTAACCTTCAACCGCACTCCAGGTACGGGAGATGTTGCTATGCGTTATAATGACCAAGCTGTTATCGCATCAGTCAGAAATTTATTGTTGACAAATTTTTATGAAAGACCTTTCCAGCCTGACTTAGGTTCAAACATAGATGCAATTCTATTTGAGCCAGCGACAGAATTGACTGCAAACATGTTAGAGACTGAAATAAGAAATGTGATTGATAACTATGAACCTAGGGTGCAAATTGATAAATTGGTTGTGCAATTAAATCCAGACCAAGAAACATTTTCAGTCTTGTTGCAATTTTATGTTGGAAACAATACAGTACCTACAGCAGTTAACCTAATTCTTCAGAGGTCCAGATAATGGCATCTAATACAAATATTCAAGTTGCTAATTTAGACTTTAGTGACATCAAGAAAAACTTCACAAACTATTTGCAATCACAAGATACCTTTAAGGATTACAACTTTTCAGGTTCGGCATTGTCTACTCTATTGGATGTTCTTGCATACAACACACAATACAATGCATACTACTTGAACATGGTTGCAAACGAAATGTTCTTGGATTCTGCATTACAACGTTCTTCTGTTGTATCACATGCTAAACTAATGAACTATGTACCAAAATCTCCTGTTGGTGCTGTTGCTGAAATCAATCTAACATTCAATGGTGTGACCACAACAACATTCAGCATTCCAAAATACACCAACTTCATGTCAGAATCTGTTAATGGTGTTAACTTTAATTATGTCACCACAGATTATTCTACGGTTGGTGTTGTAAACAATACAGCAACATTTACTGGTGTCAATATAAAACAGGGAACATTAGCAAAATATACCTTTACAGTAGATTCCACATCAAACCCACAGTATATTTTTGAAATACCTGATGCAAATATTGATACAACGACACTAACCGTATCAGTTCAACAGTCATCTTCTAATAGTGCATATCAAGTTTTTTATCCAACAACAAACTATTTGGCTTTAACACCAACCGATCCAGTTTATTTCTTGCAGGAAGCAGTTGACGGCAACTATCAAATTTATTTTGGTGATGGTGTATTAGGCCAACAACTATCCGATGGTAACATTGTTGTAGTAACATATATTTCTACTGCCGGTTCTGCTGGTGGTCTTGCAAACAGTTTCGTACTGATGGATAACATTGGTAGTTACACTAGCGTAAGTGTTTCAACTACTGGTGGTAGTCCAGCAACACAAGGTACAGACAAAGAATCAATTCAGTCTATCAAGTTCCAAGCACCTAAAGCATTCTCCGCACAGGGCCGTGCTGTGAATAAGAACGACTACATCACAGCAATTCAACAAAACACACTTGGTATTCCATTTGATGCGGTATCTGTTTGGGGTGGTGAAGAAAATATTCCTCCAGTTTACGGTCAAGTGTTTGTTTCAATGAAACCGACAGGTGGCTATGACTTAACTGCAACACAAAAACAATTGATTAAAGAACAGGTCATCAAACCAATCAGCGTTTTGACTGTTCAACCTGTCATTGTTGATCCAGATTATACATACCTTCAAGTGTATGCAAATGTGGTATATCAACAATCACAAACAGCATTGACACCAACTGCAATGCAAACTGGTCTTCAAGGTGCAGTTTACAACTATGCTGCAAACAATCTGAATACATTTAATTCAACGTTCAATTCATACTTGATGTTGCAATACATTAATGATTTTGATCCTTCTGTGATTAGTTCTGACTTCTCTATTAATGTACAAAAGAAAATCTATCCAACACTAGGCACAACACAAACATATACACTAAACTATGGTGCACCATTGCAAAGAGGTGTTTATGGTAGTGGTATTTCAAGTTCACCACCAATTCAAGTTATCAATCCAGCAAATACACAGTTGACACTTGATGGTGTTTACATTGAAGAAGTTCCAACTTCAACAAGTTCCGTTCAATCCATTTCAATCGTCACAACTGGTTACAACTATCAACAAGCACCAACAATTCTAATACAAGGTGATGGTTATGGTGCAAATGCATTTGCAACCATCGTTAATGGTGCATTATCCAGTGTCGTTGTTGCAAATTCTGGTATTGGCTATACATCAGCAGTTGCAACCGTTGTTCCTGCAATAGGAGATACTTCTGGTCAAGGTGGTTCTCTTGTTGTTAACTTGTCTGGGCAATATGGCTCAGTTAGAACATATTACAATAGTAACACAGCAGGTAAGGTTGTTGTCAATCCAAATGCTGGAACTATTGATTATACAAATGGGATAATTACATTGACTGGATTAGATGTTGTTCAAGTTGATAATCCATTGGGTGAATTGACTGTCTCTGCGAAACCAGCAACAACATTGATATCTTCTTCATATAACAGAATTATTAGTATTGACCCATTTGATCCTACAGCCGTAAATATTACAGTAACAGCGAAAAGATAAGTAAATGATACAGAGTAATCAAAAGCAATCGTTACTGGTTCCTTACGAACTACCAAAGTTCATCAGTGAGGACCCAAATTATGCCAACTTTACGCTGTTTTTGAAGGCATACTATGAATGGATGGAACAACAAAACAATGTTCTAGACTATTCTAAAAGTCTTTTGCAAGATATGGATGTGGATACAACCACACAAGAATTCTTACAATACTTTATCAATGATTTTATGTCCTATTTCCCACAGGACATTCTATCAGACCCACGTAAAGTTTTAAAAATTGCAAAACAGTTGTATCAATCTAAAGGTACACCTGCTTCGTATCAATTCTTATTCCGTCTTCTATACAATACTGATGTTGATTTCTTTTATACCAAAGATGCTGTCTTTTCACCATCAAGCGGTAAGTGGTATGTTCCAAGAAGTCTAAAACTAGCAACAAGTGATCCAAACTTCTTGAACATTCAAAACTTGAGAATGTTTGGTAACTTCTCAAAGTCTATTGCTACCGTTGAAGCTGCAACATACGATGGAAAAAAGACTGAAGTTTTTATCTCAAATATTGAACGTCTATTCCAATCTGGTGAAACTGTAACTGTTGTTGACAACAGAAACCAACCAGTTTATTTCTTGGATGGACAAATTGTAAGTGCAAATACTGTTGGTGCTGAAACTCTAACAGCAACAATCGTTGGTCAGATTAGCCAAGTTCTAATCAATCCAAAAGCAAGAGGCTTGTATTACAACACCAATGACCCTGTTGTTTTTATTGGCGGTTTAAATCCAAACGTATTAACTCCGACTGGTGCAACTGCTGAAGTTGGTTCTGTAACCGTTGGTTCTATTCAATCCATTTCTGTTCAAAATGGTGGCTACGGATATTATTATTCAAGTCCAAATAATACTCCTGGTGCAGCAAACACAGAAGTTATATTCACAAACGTTGTTGGTACCAATCAACCCCAAGCACCTATTGCTGTGGTTGCTGGTGTTGATACAACCCAATTGGCTAATGCAACATTCATTCCAATTGATAGTTTGATATTAAAAGAAAACATCACACTTGGTAACACCAACTACCACTTTAATGCTGGTAACTACCTAACTGTACCACAACCAATTCAATTTGCAAACAATGAGTTTGTGTATCAAGGTACATCAAACGCAACCAGCACATTCAATGGTCAAGTAACCAACATGGATCCTGCCAATAACGTATTGTTGTTGGTGCAACACACAAGAGGAACAATTAATAACACCGCTCCATTGATTGGTGTTAATACTGGTGCAGTTCGTTACTTGCTGGCATATGAGGGTCAAGGTACAAACAATGTTCGTATTCAATATGCTAACGGTCAGTTCTACACTGGTGAAGGTGTTTATCAAGGAACAAGTCTAGCAAATAGCACATTCTCTGCTTCTATTTTAAGCATCAACACAAATGTTGGCGCAGGTAACAACATATTACAATTGAACAATGTTGTTGGAACAATTAATGTTGGTCAACAAATTCACGGTTATCTTTCTGGTGTTAATGCAAATACCTATTTGTTTACAACAGCAAATGCAAATACAAAAATGTCTGATGCATTTTCGTTTACATCATTCCCAACATATCCAATAACATCTATCATTGTTGAAAACCAAGGTGGTGGTTTGACACAAGCACCAACAGTTGGTGTTGAATCTCTTTACATTGAAGATGAATTCAGTCAATCAAATCTTGCAAATCTAGGTATTCTTGCACCAGTTCAAATTGTTAATGCTGGTACAGGTTATCAAGTCAATGACCAGATTCTATTCTTGGGTGGCACAGGTGTTGGTGCAAACGCTATCATCACAAGTTGTAACAATAGCACAGGTGCCATAACAGGCATTCAATATGTTCCTTATGTTATTGGAAACACAGCAAATCCATATCCTTTGGGTGGTATGGGCTACTTTAATGGTCTTCCTGATGTTGTTGTTAATAGATTGGCAACAGGTAATGTCAGAGTAAGTAATACAAGCACCGTGGTTGTTGGTAATGGTACAAACTTCTTGACACAAATGACTGTTGGTGCAACTCTTGCAACCAACACAAACATCGTTATTGGTACAGTGCAATCTATTGTGAATGCAAATACACTATTGCTAACATCAAATGCAACAACAAATAACGTTGCAACCAACTTCTATTTGGGTTCAGCAATTCTTTCAGCACCTGGTTATCTTGGCTCCGGTGCACAATTTACTTCTGTTGCGAACCGTATCGGTGAAATTACTAGCTTCAATATCATTGACAACGGTTCAGACTATGTTGGTGCACCACAAATTTCTTTGGCAGTCCAAGATTTGATTGTTGCAAACGTATCACAATTGAATTTGCCAGTTGCGGGTCAATTAATCTATCAAGGTGCAAACACCAACGTTGCAACATATGCAGCAACAGTAGATTCAATCTTTGTTGTGGAAAATGCTTATCCAACAAGCAACACAGTTTATCAGTTGAGAGTTTACAACTATGATGCAAAACCAAACTTCAACTTACCATTGAAGATTGATGCAATTGGTGCAAACTATAGATTAGTTCCAAACTTCACAAATATACACACAACATCATTTATCAATACGGGTGACGATTCACGCTTTGATTCTGCAAATGGTGTCATGACATATGGTGACGGACACGCAAAAGCGACTTCAACATTCTTGAATGGTCTTGTTATTGGTAACGGTGAATACCTTGACAATACTGGATGGCCAAGTGCTTTCAGTGTATTGCAAAGTACTAAGTATAACAACTTCACATACGAAATTACACTAGAAAAAGAAATTGCCAAGTATCGTGATGTATTGTTGAACTTGTTGCATCCATCTGGTATGCAGGCTATTGGTCGTTATGCAATGAAGTCCAATGCTTCATTTAACCTATCAACTATTGATGCGATACAGACTGGTGTGCCACTAGACCACTATGCAAATACTGGCACAATAGCAACAATCGTTGGTGGTACTGCTGCAAATCCAAGTAATAATATCATTGTGTTTGGTAATTTGTATGGTGCAAACTTGCATAACATATTCTTTGCAAATTCAACCACAATCAATTTTGAATATGGCAGCAATCCTGATGATTGCGTGGTGTCTTTGGTCACTGGTGTTGACGGAACAAGTATCACACTACAAGATAATGTGTGGACTTATTTTGCAAATGTTGCAACTTCTACTTGGTTGAACAGCAACAACTACACACTAAATATAACAAGCTTAACCGGTTCGTATGATATCGTAAATAATGGCTTCTATAGCAACACAGCATATCCTATGGAAGATGTGATTCGTGTTGGTGATTCAGTCTATGTAAATGGAGTTAGTGCAGTTGTTACTGTTGTTGATTATAATTACAGCTATGATAATAATGGAAACATAATCTCTTATGGTACTGTTGATTTGAATGGTCCTTTGACTGCTGGCGCAAATGGATTGGTTTCTATCAGTAGAACAATGGTTTCACTATATGAAGACATTCAAATATTTGGACCAAAAGGAGTTCAATATTTTGTTGAACTGACTGATGAACTAGGAAACGTATTGACAGACGAACAAGGAAATGCACTTCTAATAGGATAAAAAATGTCACAAATAAAGATTTCACAACTACCAGTATTCACTGTAATCAATGCCAATACGGCAAACACCTTGTTTGTGGGTGTTGATGTTCCTACAGATACCACTTTCCAAATGACTGCCAACACATTGGCTTTAGGTCTTTTCAGAAATAGTTACTTGAATGTTGGCAACAATAATCTTCAATTCACAAATACTATTGCACAATTTTCTGGTTCTGATCCATCCTTTATACAAGTTAATAATCAAAACTTCAACTCAATGGGTTCGGCAGATTATGTCTTGTCGGCTGACCAAGCAACACAAGCAAATTATAATTATTTTGCAGATTTTGGTATCAATAACTCACAAGTAACAGGAAATAATACAGGATATACAGCATTTAATTCATATGATGCTTATTTGTATGTACAAGGAGCAAATGCAACCACAGGTCTTGCGAGTTATCAAGGAAATTTATTGATTGGTACTGCAACAACTAATGCAAATTTGAAGTTTATGCTCGGCGGCACCAATTCAAACAATATTGTTGGCTGGATTTCTGCAAATGGATTGTCACTAAACACACAATCTTATATTGTTTATGGTGATGGCTCAAAACAAACATTTGCTTATACTGGACCATCAATAACAGCAAACCTAGCATATGCACAAGCCAATGCTGCATTCGGTGTAGCAAACACCGCAGTTCAAAACACCGCAAACATTATTTTGCCAGGTAATGTAACATTCAACGGCGCAAATACAAACTTTAACAGTAACATTGTTACATACGGCACAATGACAACCACAGGTAATGTGGTTACGACAGGCAACTTGACTGCCACAGGACCGGTAACATTCAATGGTAATTTTGTCAATAATGGACGAACCATCAATAACGGAAATACCATTAACAATGGCAACCTAACAACTACAGGCAACGTACTGAGTATAGGAACTTTGACATCCAATGGCACATCAACATTCAACGGTAACACAGTTTTCAATGGTTCTGTTGCAATAACAAGCAACCTAAATGCTAATACTGTATTTTCAATCAATGTCGCATCTCAAGTGATGACAATGAATGGTAGTATCAGTATGACTGGTTCCATCACAATGAACAATTCAACTTTCCCGGCCAATTCGGCTGGTGTGTTGATTGTTGGTTCAGCAAATGGCGCAGTTCAAGCACCACTTGCAGACGGAACAATGTTGCAAATTACAGGTAAAGATGGCATTAGTTCTAAAGTAACAAACGATTCTGCCGGTACTGGTGTATATTCTTTATATAATGGTCGTTCAATGAGAGGCACTGCCACAGCACCGTCAGCATTACAATCTGGTGATGTAATGGTTAGATATGGTGGTAATGGTTACGGAACAACAGGATTTGGTAGTGGTGTTGGTGTTGGTGGTGCATACATGCAGTATGTTGCCGCAGAAAACTTCTCCGATACAAACAAGGGCACAAACATTGTATTTGCTAGTACACCAATTGGTTCTAATGCACTCGTTACAGCATTAACAATTTCTGGAAATACAGTAACCTTTTCAAATAACGTTTTCGTTACCAACACCGAAACAGTAAACATAGTCATTGCAAATACATTTGTGTATGGTTCTGCTACTGCAAACTCTGGTGTAACACAATTAAGCAGCAAATCTACCGCAGTCACAGCAAATGGTATTTCTGGTCAAATTACAATGAATAATGCGACACTAAATTCTGGAACTGGTGTAACATTTACTGTCAATAACAGTTATGTACAACACGTATATGATATGGTTTTTGTTAGCTTTCAAAATGCAGGTAGTGGAAATTATCAAGTATGTGTTGCAAATACTAGAGTTGGTAGTTTTGACGTTAACGTATATAACGGCGCAACTGGTCCTTCAGGTAACAGAGGTGAAGCACTTGTATTGAATTGGTCTTTAATTAGAGTTGGCAATTAAGATATAAATAAATCATGGCAAATAATCTAAATCAAAATTTACTTACATATTATGCACCAGTATCTCAGGTAGAACTTGAGTATTATATTCCTGTTGCGGTGATTCCACAAGGACCACAACTATCTCAAGCAATTTCTGTTGGTTCCCTTTATGCATTTCTGGGTCAAGAAGATTCGTGGCCAGTTATAAATGGTATTGAAACTCCAAATCCACCACAGCAAACAACTTCTTATCTGAAAAAAGTATTCAAGAACATGTTTGCTATAAAAAATATCGGCTCAAACAACTTGAGTCCTGTTATCCAAAGAATCAACTGGACAGAAAACACAGTCTATACTGCATATTCCGACACATTGAATCTACAAGAAAAAGATGAAAATGGTTTGTTGATATATCAATATTATGTGAAGAACCGTTATGACCAAGTTTTCAAGTGCTTGTGGAATAACAATGGTGGTCCTTCCACATATGAACCATACTTTGAACCAGGTTCATATGGCACAAACAACATTTATCAAAATGAAGATTTGTATAAGTGGAAATACATGTATACAATTGACTCTGGTGCAAAAAGGTCATTCATGGACTCAATTTGGATGCCAGTATTCATCAGTGCAAATACGCCACAACCATACGGAACATCTGCTGGCGCAGGTAGTATTGACGTAATCAACGTTACAAATGGTGGTTCTGGTTACGATCCAATCAACCAATATATTACAGTTCAAGTTGTAGGTGATGGTACAGGTGCAAACGGTGTAATTACACCAGCACAAGTTGTTAACAATCAAATTGTTGACATTATTGTTCCACAGGGGCAAGCAGGTCAGAACTACACACAAGCAAATGTTGTTATAACTTCTTATACCTCATCTAATCAAAAATATTTGGCACCAATCACATCACAGGCAACTGCTATTGCACCAACTTCTCCAGTTGGCGGTCATGGTTACGATCCAATTTCAGAATTGGGATGCAATCATTTGATGTTCTCTGTTGAGTTCAATGCCGATGAGGGTGGTGTTCTTCCTACTGATGGTGTTGTTTATCGTCAAGTTGGTTTGCTAACCGATCCATTGATTCTTACAGGAAATGGTCCACAATTTGCAAATAACTCTGTTTACAATCTAGCAACACAAGTTTTATGTGCTGGTGGTCTGGGTTCATTTGTATCAGATGAAATTGTAAACCAATATGATACAAGCACACCACCAAATTTATTATTTTCTGGCACAGTTTTATCATTCAATACATCAACCAACCTATTACAGCTAATAAATACGTTTGGTAGTTTTGTTGTTGGTCAGTCTATTACCGGTGCAACCTCAGGTTGTTCAAGAACGGTGTTTACTGTCACCGAGCCAACAATAATTCCATATTCAGGTTTGATTTCTTATATTGAAAACCGACAAGGTGTTCAAAGAAGTGAAGACGGTATTGAGCAGTTAAGATTTGTATTGGGCTATTGAGGGACTTTTTTACTTATATACTCTATATAAGGAGTGTAAAATGTCATTAATTTTTAAAGTCACAAATACATTAAATACAAAACGGTACACCCTTGGAAATACAAGATAGCAGATGGTCAACAGATACTAAAAAAGGTTAATTAAATGTCTCTAAATTTTGACACATATCCATACTACGATGATTTTGATCCCGGAAAAAACTTCCATCGTATTCTGTTCAAACCAGGCTATGCTGTTCAGGCCCGTGAATTAACACAGTCTCAAACAATTCTACAAAATCAAATCTCTGAGTTTGCTTCTGCAATTTATTCACAAAATACTCCTGTATCTGGTGGACAAGTTACAACAAACTTGAGTTGCCATTACCTGAAGTTGAACCCAACTTTCAACGGTACAGCCGTAACCGCAGCAAACTTTGCAAACCAAGTTATCTTTGATTCTGAAACCGGAACTATTCTTGCACGTGTTATTGCTACTGTTGAAACAACTTCATCTGGAACAACCGTGGGTGATCCACCTACACTGATTGTTTCTTACATATCTGGTGGACAATTCACTGATGGTTTGACAATTCAGACAACAGGTTCCACACAATACTACGCAACTATTGCAAATTCTTCTACAACAACAGGTCCTTCTACGGGTCTTTCTTCTACAGCATCTGTTGCAAACGGTGTTTTCTATATCGTTAACGGTTACAACCTGTCAAATACTACAGGTCAAACATACTCAATTGGTAACTTTGTTGATGTAGCAAACCAAACAATCGTTCTAGACAAATACGGCAATACACCATCGTATCGTATCGGTCTTGAATTGACTGAAACTATTCACGACTACATTGACGATTCTTCATTGTTGGATCCTGCTATCGGTGCATCTAACTTCCAAGCACCAGGTGCTGACCGTTATGTTCTTTCATTGTCATTGGTTAACTTACCTTTGACACTTGGCAATGACCAAAACTTTATTGAATTGGTTCGTATTGTTAATGGTCAAATTGTAAGCCAAGTTGACGGTACTGTATACTCAACCATTGATGACTATTTTGCAAAACGTGACTATGAAACCAATGGTGACTACGTTGTTAACGATTTCAGCCTAACACCATCAGCAAACTCATTGGGTGTTAATGCAAATTATGACTTGACAATCGGTAAAGGTGTTGCTTATGTTCACGGCTATCGTATTGAAAATCAATCACAACAGATTTTAACCAATCAAAGAGCAAGACAGACCAATACAATTCTTGAAGATGCTATCTATGTTGATTATGCAAACTACATTACAATTGACACAGTTGGTGGTATCTTTGACATTGGTCAAGTTCCACAAGTAACATTCCATTGCGTTGGTGCACCAAACATTTCTTCACCAACAAACGGTTTGTCTGCAAACTCAAATACTTATAACTCAACAGTTGTTGGTACAGGCTTCTTGAGAAACCTACAATATGTTTCAGGCTCTGGTGCTAATACCAAGGCTTATGTCTATAATGCATACATTTCAGACTTCAGCGCAAACACACTATCTGGAGTAGCCACAAATTCTAGTACAGCAACAACTCTAGTAATCAACGATGCAGCAGATACATTCTCTACTGTTGCAAATGCTTACTATGGTGTAACAATAACTGCAACTACTGGTGCAATCGTTGACGTAAGAACAGTTACAGGTTATTCCGTATCTGGTGCAACAAAAACATTTACTGTTTCTTCTGCAACACCATTTACAGTAACACCAACAACTGCAACATCACTTACATTGAATTATAATACGACAGATATTTCATCTATTGTTATTGCAAATTCAACTTACTACTTGACCGCTAATGCGGATATCAATTTATCTGGAAGAATGCAAAGTCTTCCAACTGGTGGAACAATTGTAAACGGTTTTGGTCAACCAGAATTGATTTTCCCATTAGGTTATTCACATGTTGCTAACGTATCTTCAACAAGTTACTATTCTACCAGAGTTTACCGTAACAAAACATTTACAGGTAACACACTAACACTAAGTTCCACATCTGGAAATAGCGGAAGCCCATTGAGATTTGAAGGTCCAACCTCAACTCAAACAGGAACAGTCAACCAACAAAACTTTATTGTTATCAATACTGCTACAGGCAATATTATTGACTTCACCACTTCTGGTAACACTATTACAATTTCTTCTGACCATACTGCTGCCACATTCACAACAAGTGGATATCCAACAGGTATGACAGTTGATGTTATTGCACAAGTTCAAGTTTCTAGTGGCGATTCATCAAGCTTCGTATTGAAATCTAAAAACTTGGTAACAGGTAATACAACATACGGTAGTTCTACAATGACTACTGTAACATCTACTGCATCAGTTGACTTGAATAAGGGTCAAACATTGATTGGTAAAGCTGCCGTTGCATACGGTGCAAAAATGTCTTTGTATGTAAATGACATTAAGAAGATTACTAAAGTTTATGATACAGGTACAACAGGTGCTTCTATCAGCGGTGTTGCACTATCTTCATTCACTGATGTTACAAACTACTACACATTAGATAACGGTCAAAGAGATAACTTCTATGACTTTGGTTCTGTGACATTGATTCCTGGTGCACCATTGCCATCTGGAAACATTTTGGTTGTTTACAACTACTACTCACATACACAAGCGTCATCTGGTGACGGTTATTTCAGCATTCAATCTTATCAGTCTGCAAACTCTACATATGGCGGTGTATCAACATCTCCTGAAGCGTATGCACAGATTCCAGTATACACTGCAAAAGACGGTAACGTATACAAACTATCCGACTGTATTGACTTTAGACCTGCTCGTCAGAATGCTCAAACAGCATATGTTTGGGAATATTCTTCTGGTTCACAACCAACAGGATCAAGCGACATTGGTGTTTTGATTCCACAAAACTTGACAAACTTCCAATCTAACTACGGTTACTATTTGGGTCGTCAAGATAGATTGGTTCTAACAAAAGACAAGAGTTTCCAAATCATCCAAGGTAATCCAGCAGTTAACCCATCGTTGCCTGCACAACCAACCGGATCGTTGTTATTGGCTAACTTGTTGCATGACCCATATACCGCATATGTTCCTGGCGAAGGACCTGCTGGCGCTGTATCCAATCTGTCCATCAACAAGATTTTACACAAGCGTTGGGCTAAGACTGATATTACAGACCTAGAAACACGTATCAACAACTTGGAATACTATACATCTTTGAGCCAACTTGAAGCAACTGCTGCTGCTACACAAGTTACCGACTTGAATGGTGTTGCTAGACCAAACTATGGTATCTTGGTTGATTCGTTCAACTCTTATTCTACCGCAGATACAAATAATCCAGATTACTTGGCAAACATCAATGTGAGAACAAACACGTTGACACCATTGGCAATCGTTGATAACTTCCAATTGCAAAACCCTGTTACTGTTTCAACAGTTGGTACATTGGATCAAACTAACACATATACAATTAACAATGTTGGTTCACAAACTTATGTGTTCACATTGCCATACACAACAGCAAATATTGCCGTTCAACCATTGGCAAGTAGTACCGTTTCTGTTAACCCATTCTCTGTTGTTATTCAACAAGGTGTTGCACAGTTAACTCCACCAATGGACAATTGGGTTGATAACACCAAAGCACCTGCATTATTGGTTACAGACCCATCAATGCAAGTATATCAAGCAACTGGTGGTGTTAACTTAACCAACTCTGGTGACTTTGCAACAATTCCAGGTACTTCAAGTGAAGTTTCAAGTTCAGTTAGTGTTGTAAACCACGGTTCTATTACAAATAGTCCATATGGTGCAACTGTTGGCTATACAGCAACAACAACACAAACATATGCAAGCCAAATTCAAAATACTACTGCATCTTCTTACAGTCCAGTATCTTCTACCTTTGGTTCTAACAATGGTTATTTGACAAACATTGCTATTCTTCCATACATTAGACCACAACAAGTTATTGTTCAAGCATCAGGTCTATTGGTCAACACACCATTGTCAGCATGGTTTGATGGAACAAATGTTAATGCAAATATCAGTGCACCAAATACAATTGAATTGTCTGGTGTATCCGGAACATTCAATTCTGGTGACATTGTTGGTTTTAATTTAACCATCAGCGGAACAACATCATTCTATCCTGTTGCACGTGTAATCTCTGTTTACAACTATCCAAATGGTACACAAACAAGATTGTATGTTGCAGACACCATTGGCTTCCCGGGAACAATTGCTCCGGGAACAACACAATTAGTTAATGCATTCTATGATATTACTGGCAAAAATGTAAGTTCTACAGCATCTGGAACAGTTTCTTCTAGCAGTGTTATCAATATCAATGCACAGGGTCAAGTCGGTGGTGTTGGTGGTGGATACTCAGTCGTTTCTGCTAACACAACTTATACCGGTGACTTAGTTGTTGCACCTGTAAGTTCTGCATATTGCTCATTCTTGAATCAATATGGCGTTTGGGGTGATTCTAACCAAAGCAGCACATATACTGCAAACTTGTCATTCCAATCAACTACAGCAGGAACATATACGTTCACAGCGGCAGCAGATAACAATGCACAGTTCTATTTGAATGGCACACTATTGTTCCAAATTGGTTCGGGTTCAAGCGATTCAAACAGAGCAAACTATGGTCAGACAACCACATTTACAACATCGTTGTCAGCAAATACAACTTATGCAATTAGTTGGACAGCATTCAACACAGGTGGTCCTGCCGCAGTTGGTTTGTTGATTTCTGATCCTGCTGGTAATGATGTATTTGATACAAGAAATCCACCAACATTGACATACAACAATCCAGGTCAGGAAGTTGTTATGCCTGGTGGCGGTGTTTGGTTGACAGGTGTAACACAAGTTAACCTTGGACCAAATGCTTCTACAGTACCAAACTACTATGTTGGTTCTCAAATAAACATTCACTCACAATATGTTTACCAACAAGCAGTTGCTGCAACATATACACCACCTCCTGCGGCACCAGCTGGTGGCGGTGGTTCTGGTGGTTGGTGGAGTTGGTCAGATTGGTTTGATAATCAACAGGGTGAATAATTATCGTAAGGTTATAAACTAAATACCAAAAGATTTAGAGAAACATCGGAACATTAAATGACAACAGCAACATATTCTAGTTTATATAATTATACAGCAAACATCATTGCTTATAATGCGACAACAGGAGTAGCAACACTTGATGCTCCTGTAAACATTTCTTTAGGAACAAATTCATATAAAGGTTCCGTAGTTTCTTATTATGACATCCAAGGAACTGCAACAAGTGTAGCTTCAGCAATTAGTTCTGGTGCAACACTACCACAATTGTCTTCTGATGAAGGTGGTAATTTTGTTGGTATCTTTAATGTTCCACCTGGAAAATTTCAAACAGGTTCTAGAGTATTCCGTGTTGACAATAGAACTGTAATGACCGATGAAACCACTGCAACAACATATGCAGAAGCAACATTTACGGCATCAGGTCTTTCATCTGCATCTCAAGCATTAGATTTTGCACCTTCTGTTGATGCTTCTGGTCAAACATTCACTCAAGTGAGTGCATTGGCAAACCAATTGATTAGCACAATCACAACATATTCACCATATGATCCTGTTGCACAAACATTCTTGGTTTCTCAAGCAAATTATCCAAATGGTGCATTCTTAAACTCTGTGAAGTTGTTCTTTGCTACTATTCCATCTTCAAGTGAACAGATTACAGTTTCCATTGTTCCAACATTGAATGGTTATCCAAATGGTTCAGCATTGAATTATTCAACTGTTACTTTGTCACCAAGTCAATGTAAGACAAGTTCATCACCACATTATTTGGATCCAAATTCCTTTACTGAATTCAAATTCTCTGCACCAGTTTATATTCAACCAGGTGTTTTGTATGCTATTTTGATTAAAGCAACTTCTCCACAATACACATTGTATTACGCACAGCAAAATCAAACCGCTATACCTTCTACTGCAAAAGCACAACCATCTGATACAAACCCAACAAACCCAACTAAGATTGGTACTGCACCATACATTGGTGCATTGTTTGAATCACAAAACTCCATCACATGGACTGCTGACCAAACTAAAGATTTGATGTTTGTTATAGACAATTGTGTGTTTGAAACAACAACATCAACTGTTCCATTCAGTGTACCACAAAGATTGCCATACAAAAAGATGGGTCAACACGATTTGTTACACAAAGTTGATCCAAATAGTGTGCCAAACGTTAGAGGTAACTATGCAGGTAACACTAGAATAGACGCAATCAATGTTTCTACCACAGATTTTACACCAACTGGTACAAGCATTAACTATTCATACACCGCATCATTGCTTTCTGGTCTACAAACCGCATCGGCTCCAATCAATCCAGGTAAATTGGGTTCACCAGCACCAGTAAATGTACCATTGAATGATGGATTGGGTGAACGTAAGTTGTTTACATCATCAAATTCATCTTTTGCATTGAATGCAACAATGTCTACAAGCGATCCAAACGTGTCGCCAATTATTGCTGACGATGGTGTTAGCTTGTATGCTGTTCGCTACATGATTAACAACATGGGTATTGGTAATAATATTATTAACGTTGTCAGTGGTGGTAGTGGTTATAATGTACAGACTGCTTCAGTAACAATTACATCTCCTGATGTTACTGGTGGTGTTGCACCAACTCTTGGATTTACTGCAAATTCTACCGGCGCAATCAGTTCTCTTTATGTAATTAGTCCTGGTTCTGGTTATCTAACAACACCAACCATTTCTATTTACGATCCAACAACAAGAAGTGGCAATGCAAATGCCGTAATCTCTGTACACGGTGAAACAGGTTCAACTGGTGGTAATGCCGTTTCAAAATACTTCACCAAGAAAGTTGTATTGGCTCCAGGCAACGATTCTGGTGACCTTCGTGTTTATCTAAGTGCTTACTGGCCATTGGGTGCTGGCATTTATGTGTACTATAAGGTTCTAAGTTCACAAGACACATCAGCATTTGAATCTGGAAACTGGCAATTGATGACTTGCACAAACAATTTCAATGTGTTCTCATCATCAATGAACAATTTGATTCAGTATGAATTTGCTCCTGGTGTTTTCAATAGCAACCAAGCAAACAATAACATTTCATACACGAATGTGAACGGACAAACTTATACATCGTTCATTCAATTTGCTATCAAAGTTGTGATGGCAACAAGCGATAACACAAACGTTCCTTCAATTACATCACTACAAGCAATCGCTTTGCCACCAGGAACAGGAATGTAATATGGCTTTAGTTAGAATTCCTAATACAAATTTGATGAGAGATACCAATAGTATGGCTCTTTTGCCGATTGATAACACTCAAAAAAATGATTATCAGGCTAAGCTTAGAATGGTAAAAGTCCAAAAAGAAGAAATAAATAAAGTAAAGTCGGAGATAGAGGACATCAAAAATGATGTTGGCGAAATCAAGACATTGCTACAACAATTAATAGGTAAAATCTAATGGCAAATACCGTTCCAGTCGTAAGTTATGCAAATACTTTTGGTGATTTAATTGCTTCAAGTATAGCACAATCAGGTGAACTTAACACCTTAGGCTTCTTAAACTATACCAAACCATCAGGCACATTGAATCTTAATGGTACTGGTTACGGTGTAACTGTTGCCAATAATGCATTAATTTCTGGTGCACTTCAAGTTCAAGGTGTCGGTTCTTCTGGTTATGTTCAATATAACTTGACAGTTGGACCTACAATCCAAGGTGGCGGTCAAGGTGGTTCTCTATACTTGAACACAATCAACAATGCAAACGTGAGTATGTATGTTGGTGGTCAATCATACATGAATGCATCTGTTTGGATTGCAAACACTGGTACTCCTGCTCTGTATATTTCTGGTAACACAGTTGCTACTGGATACATTAGCGTAACTGGTAATACATGGATATCTGGAAATACTTGGATTGCAGGTAACACCAACATTGCAAACACACTATATGTAACAAACAACATTATTGGTTCTGCAAGTGCATCTATCAATTATAATGTATTTGCATCTGGTGTTCAAGCAAACGTTAGTGTAATCACAAACACATTGCAGTCTAACGTAAACATCGTTACTGGTTTCTTACAAGCAAATACAAATCTTTACACAAGTAACGTTGTAGCAAATACAACAGTTGTTACTGGTGTTCTACAAGCAAACACCAACACATATACAAACAACCTCTTGGCTAACACCACCGTTGTCACTGGTGTGTTGCAAGCAAATACTAATACTTACACTAATAACCTGTTGGCTAACACCACCGTGGTTACTGGTGTGCTTCAGGCTAATACAAACACATATACCAATAACTTATTGGCTAATACGACTGTAGTTACTGGCGTTCTGCAAGCTAATACCAATACATATACAGCAACATTGGTTGCAAACAATACAGTTGTTACTGGTGTTCTACAGGCAAATACTAATACTTACACCAACAATTTGTTGGCTAATACGACTGTTGTTACCGCTTCTTTACAAGCAAACAATAATGTATACACCAATAACCTATTGGCAAATACTGTAGTAACAACTGCTACAGTCCAAGCAAATACATTGGTTAACACAGCAAACTTGGTTGCTACTGCAATTTCTGGTGCAAACGCATACATTAATAACGTACAAGCAAATACAAGTGTTACAACAACCACACTTACTGCAAATACATTAATCACATCACCAAATGTGGTTGCAACTTCCGTTTCTGGTCCATTTGCTTATCACAATTTGATTCAAGCCAATACTTCTGTGTTGACTGCTTCTATTCAAGCAAATAATAGCATTGTTACAGGTTACTTACAAGCTAACAACAATATCTTTACCAATAATGTATTAGCTAACACAACTGTTGTTACAGCTTCTTTACAAGCAAACAATACTGTTTTCACCAATAACTTGCAAGCGAATACGGCAGTTACAACAGGAACTGTTACAGCAAACACATTGGTTAATACTGCAAACTTGGTTGCTACTGCAATCTCTGGTGGTGCGGCATACATCGGTACAGTTCAAGCTAACACTTCTGTAGTAACTGGTACACTCCAAGCCAATACAAGCGTGTTGACTGGAACAATTATAGCAAACACATCTATTACTACACCTAATGTTGTTGCTACTGCAATTTCTGGTGGTGCAGCATACATTGGTTCAGTTCAAGCCAATACATCTGTAACCGCAAATACATTGGTTGCAAACACATTGATTACATCACCAAATGTGGTTGCTACTGCAATTTCTGGTTCTACATTGTCTTACAATACAATCCAGGCAAACACATCTTCAAACACTTCTGTTGCAAATGCATACACATTAAGTGTTTCTGGACCATCTTACGTTAATACCGTAAGTGCAAATGGTGCAACATGGACTGGTGGTACTTCAACTGTTAACGCATTAGTTTCAAATAATACTGTACAAGTTGGTTCAAACCTAACAGTTTATAGCAACATTAATGCACTAACCGGAACATTAACAACAAATAATATTGTTGCAAACGTTTCTAGTTTATCTGGAACTTCTTATGTCAATGCATTGGTTGCAAATGCAGCAATTCAATCTGTTGGTCAAAGTGTAACAGGCAACTCATACGTTTCATACGTTAATGCAAACAACAGTGTAACAACACCATCATTGACTGTCACAACAATTAATGCAAATAACAACAACTCTGGTACTGCATACTTTAACCAAGTTAGTGCAAACAACCTAAGTCTTGCTGGTAACTTTGTAATTAATGGTTCAACCGTTTATAACGGAACAACTTTTACATTGTCTGCTGGTTCTCCAATCTCTACAATAGCATCTTTTGCTGTTAATAGAGGTCAGGCTCCAAATGCTACAATTCAATGGAGTAACACCAATAACTATTGGTCTATTCTAGACGTTAATAATCCAAACAGCCTAACACAATTCTCGCAGATTATGACTGCGAATATGATTAGCACAAGCACAACTTCTACAAGTACAACAACTGTACCTGCAAGCATAGTTACAACTGGTGCATTCATTCAGGCTAACGCAGCATATTCTCAAGCAAACACAGCATTGAACACCGCAAACGCTGGTGGCATATACGCTAACGGTGCTTTTGCTCAAGCCAATGCGGCATATGCACAAGCAAACAATGCTGGTCTGTATGCACAACCTGCTTTCACACAAGCTAATGCAGCATACCTTCAGGCAAACTCTGCATTCACCGCAGCAAACGTAGGTAAAACATTAGTAACATCTGGTGGTACCATTAGCGGTGACACAACCATTACTGGTAACGTTGCTGTAGGAAAAACTGTTACGATTGCTGGTAACTTGGTTGTTAGCGGTACTTCAACATTCATTCAACCTGCAACAATTCAATCTACCAGTTCATTGCTAGAACTTGCTGCTAACAATACCGGTGACTCAGTTGATATTGGCTTCTATGGTCAATATAACTATGTAAACCCAACCAATTCTTCATATACAGGTCTTGTAAGAAAAGCTGGTGCAAATTATTATTTGTATCAAGGCGTAACCACAATTCCTACTTCAGCAAGTATTGGTACGATTACAAGTGCAAACTATGCAACATTGTATGCAAATATCCAATCTACAACAATTGGTGCAACAGGTACAATTACAGCAGGCACATTTAGTGGTTCTGGTTCAGGTCTAACTGGTACAGCATCTTCATTAACTGCTGGTGCTGTTAGTTCCATTACATCAAGCCAAGTTACTACTGCATTGGGTTATACACCAACAAACTCTGCAAATGCAGTACCTGGCTCACAAGTTAGTGGTAACATTTCTGGCAATGCTTCAAACATCACTTCTTACACTATCAACCAAAGTGTTGGTACTGGTAATGCACCTTCATTTGCTGGTATGACCTTGACTGGCAACCAATACATGGGTGCACAGACAGGTCTTGCTGTGTATTGGGGTAATATTGGTGCAAATGGTGGTTCAAAAATTTATGATAATGCACAGTTACACATTTGGACCGATGACAACACCTATTTTGATTCCACAAGTGGTTCTAATTGGTATTGGACTACCGGTGCGACATCTTCTGCCGCAGGCACAACCATTGCACGTTTAGATGGTTCAGGTAATTTTACAATCAACGGAACATTCTATGGTTCTGGTGCAGGTTTGAGTGGTCAATATGGTGGTACAATTTCATCTAGCCAAGTTACAAATGCGTTGGGTTACACACCATATAACTCAAGTAATCCAAATGGTTACATCAGCGGAATTACATCAGCAAATGTTACAAATGCGTTGGGTTACACACCATATAACTCAAGCAATCCAGCAAGCTATGTTTCTTCTGGTGCAAACATTACTGTATTCACAAATAATGCAGGATACATTACATCTTCTGCATTGAATGGTTATGCAACACAGTCATATGTGAACAGCCAAGGTTTCATCACAAGTGGTGCTTCTATATCTGGTACTGCTTACAACATCACTGCATATACCATTAACCAAAACTTGGGCACAGGCAACGGTGTAACACACGCCGGTTTGACCATTACTGGTAATGCTGAATTTGATGGTGTTGTATACTTAAAAGCTCCAGGTGATAACACCGACACAACATACATTGTTAAGAATGATTTGGCTTCAGACTTGTCTGAATTGGCACACTATGTTGGTGATAATGGCACCGGATCAACAATTGCTACACCATCTGGAACAGCAGTTGATTACATGTCTATTCGTGCAACCAATGATGGTATTCACCACCTATGGGGTACAGACGGTTCTTACATTGCCGCCGGCAATATTACCGCATATGGTAGCATCAATACCAACGCACAATTCAATGGTTCTGGTGCTGGTCTAAGTGGTTATGCACCTAATTTGCAAGTTAACTGGGGCAATCTAGTAAGCAAGCCATCAAACTTCGTGTATAGTGATGGTGGCACATACGGTATCAATATTTCAGGTAATGCTTCTACGGCTGGTGGTTTGTCTGTTGCGACTGGTCGTAACAACGGTGCAAACCAAATCGTTCGTACCGATGGTAGTGGTTATCTACAAACTGGTTATATCAACTCCAGTTCTGGTGATGAAAACAATTACTCAAGTCCTGATAGAGTTTGGGGTACCAATGGTTCAGACAGTTACTTGCGTACCTATCACACAGCATCATTGAGTGTTGGTTATGCATCTTCTGCTGGCAGTGTTGCATGGACTAGCGTAAGTGGTAGACCAACAGACTTGAGTTCATTCTCCAATGGTCCTGGTTACATCCAAAATAACAGCGGTGGTACATACAACATTAGTATTAGTGGTAATGCTGGATATGCATCTTCCGCTGGTTCTGCTGGTTATGCAACTTCTGCTGGCTCTGCTAGTTCTGCAACGAATGCAACTAATGCAAGTTACTCAAGCACAGTTGGTATCAACTACAACAATGGTTCAAACTCCACATATCAAGTACTTTGGGGTAGTGGTAACAGCGTATATGGAAATAGCACACTTATAATTAATCCAAGCAACGGTACATTGACCGCTTCTGGAAGTATTACTGCTTTCTCTGATGCAAGATTGAAATTCAATGTTAAGACTATTGAAAATGCGTTGGACAAGACATTGAAATTGCGTGGTGTTACATATGAAAAAGATGGTGCTAATGGCATCGGTGTTATCGCACAAGAAATTCGTGAAGTTCTTCCTGAAGTTGTTGTTGAAAATGACGATGATGACAAAACATTATCTGTTGCATATGGTAACGTTGTTGGTTTATTGATTGAAGCCATCAAAGAATTGAAAGCTGAAATTGACGAACTAAAGAAAGGTAAATAAAATGGCCGCAAGTTATACAGACCAATATCTGGAACAAGGTACCACATTTACCAATCAGTTGACATTGACAGATTCATATGGTAATCCATACAACCTGACTGCTTTTACCATAAACAGTCAGGCTAAAAAATCATATATTTCTTCCAATGTTGCATTTCAATTCACAGCAACAGTTGCAAATGCGGTAAACGGTATTGTAACTTTATCTTTACCATCTGGTACCACATCAACTATTCCATACGGCAATTATGTCTATGACGTTATCATTACCGACCCATATGGTGCGGTAACCCGTGTACTGGAAGGACAAGTTTATGTATCTCCAGGTGTAACAAACATTACGACAGCATATGGTACTGATGCATAATGCCAATCGTTACCGTATCAAGACCTAGCCCAATCAATGTAAGCGTTGGGGGAAATCAGAAGTTCAATGCTAATTTCTCTCAAAACGCAGCCATTTCTGCGGCTATTGTTAATCCAGTAAATGAAGAACGTGTACAAGCATCTACAATATTTGTAGGTTATTCTGGTGCAAATACTGGTAATGGTGGCGGTGGTTCTGCAAATGTCAACATCATTAACGATAACACCTCAGATGTTACCGGCTTCATTAACTTTACATACAGCACATCTGGTGTAGCAAATAACTTATATACATCAAGTCCAAATCTAACCTATGTTCCACAAACAGGTATTTTGGGCTTTGAAGGTTATAGTATAAGTAACATCTCTGAAGTTACATCAAACACTTCTTTTCTAAGTAACGCAAACACAACATATACAATAGATTCTTTTTCAGGTCTAACATATAGAAGTGCTTTCTATCAAATTCAAATTGAAAGTGATGGTAACTTTGAAGTCTTGAATTTAAATGTTGTAAATACGGATACCGGAGTCGTAATAACACCATACAATGTAACATATAATAATTTTCCACTTGGTAATTTCAATGCTGCTCTGATAAATAATATCATTGTGGTGTATTATACTCCACTATATGTGGGAACAAATGTTACCTACATTAGAAATTTGCTTACCAGATTAGAACTTCCTTTCCCATCTGGAAGTTTGGGCTTTGATTTGGATCCCGCAACAGTATTTTATGACATGGGATACGATGCATCGGCAGTCACACTGGTATATGATTATGGATACGTTTAATAAATACAGAGTATTCTAAGAATTAAGGTTCAATAATGTCAACGCAATTACAATTAAGAAGAGGCAACACAGCGCAAACAGCGGTATTTACTGGTGCTGTTGCTGAGGTTACCGTTGATACGGACCAAAACGTAGTTACAATTCACGATGGTGTTACAGCAGGTGGTCACTACGTTTCTTCATTGGCTTTTGCTAATGCCGCATTCAATACTGCAAATACAGGACTAGCAATTGCAATCTCCGCAAATACTACAGCAATAGGCGCACAATCAACAGCCGTAGGTGCAGCCATTGCAGTTCAAGTTGCACAAAATAGTGCAAATGCGGCTTTTCTACAAGCAAACTTGGCATATGCTTCCGCAAATTATGCTCTACCTGCATTTGCACAGGCTAATAGTGCCGCTTTGTATGCTAATGGTGCATTCATTGAAGCTAACTCCAGTTTTATACAGGCTAATGTTGCATATAATCAAGGAACTTCTGCTTATGCTGCGGCTAATGTGGCTAGTGGTTCAGCAAATACCGCATTGGCTCAAGCCGCTTTGGCATTAATCTATGCAACCAATACTGGTTCTTATGCAAATGGTGCCTTTGTACAAGCAAATGCAGCATTCAATCTTGCAAATACTATTGCTGCTGGACCAATTGATAACGTTGCAAGAGCAACAGCAAACGCATCATACATCCAAGCAAATGCTGCTTTCATTCAGGCAAATGCAGTTTTTCAATATGCAAACACACTAAGTCCAGCAGACAACGTTGCTAGGTCAACCGCTAATGCAGCATTCATAGCTGCTAACGGTGCTTTTGTGCAAGCCAATGGTGCTTTCGTCCAAGCTAATGCTGTATATACATTAGCAAATACTCATACCGCTAATATTACCAGTGCAGCCACATATGCTAATGGTGCATTCGTACAGTCAAATTCAGCATATGCTTATGCTAATACTTTGGCATCTGGTGGTGTCTACGCAAATGCTGCTTTTTCTGTTGCAAATTCTGCATCAGTATATGCTAATGGTTCGTTCGCTCAGGCAAATGCGGCTTATGCATTGGCAAATACATTATCAGCAGGTTCAACCGACAATTATGCGAGAGCAACTGCTAATGCTGCTTTCTTACAGGCAAACTCTGCGTATGCACAAGCAAATGTAATTTTTGGTGTTGCAAATACAATTAATACAGTTGCTATCAGTGCACAATCAAATACAATTTTGCTGCAAGGAGTTGATGCGTCACAAAACACAAACATCAATTCAGCATTCTCAGCAGCAAATTCTTCAGGCGTATATGCAAATGGTGCATTTACTCAAGCGAATACGGCATACAATTCTCAAGTTACTACAGGAACTTATGCCAATGCGGCATTCACAGTAGCAAATTCCGCATCATTGAATGCGACTGCGGCATTTGTACAAGCTAATGCAGCATTTACTTTTGCAAATACCTTAACTGCTAATATTACAAGTGCATCTGTATATGCTAATGGTGCTTTCACACAGGCTAACGGCGCATTCACGTTTGCAAACACTCTAACAGCAAACATTACAAGTGCTGCCACATATGCTAATGGTGCTTTTGTACAAGCCAATGTTGCTTTCCTGCAATCCAATGGTGCTTTTGTGCAGGCAAATGGAGCATTCTTACAGGCTAATTCTGCTTATGGTTATGCAAACACACTAAGTGCTAATATTTCTGGCGCAGCTTCTTATGCTAATAGTGCATTCATTGAAGCCAATTCAGCATACACACAAGCGAATGCATCGTTTACATTTGCTAACACACTAACTGCTAATATTACCAGTGCAGCCACATATGCTAACGGTGCATTTGCACAGGCTAACGCCGTATATCAACTAGCAAATACATTGGTTTCTAGTTCTATCGATGGATATGCTAGAGCAACCGCAAATGCTGCATTTATTCAAGCCAATAGTTCATACTCATTTGCCAATACATTAAGTGCTAATATCACCAGTGCAGCCACATATGCTAATGGTTCTTTTGTACAGGCCAATGCCGCTTTCACATTTGCTAATACATTAACCGCTAATATTACCAGTGCAGCCACATATGCTAACGGTGCATTTGTTCAAGCTAATAGCGCTTTTACATTTGCTAACACACTAACTGCAAACATCACCAGTGCTGCTACTTATGCTAATGGTGCATTTGGTCAAGCAAATGCATCTTATGGTCAAGCCAATAGTGCTTCATTGTATGCTAACGGTGCATTTATACAAGCAAACGCTTCTTATCAGTCTCAAAATACCACCGGTTCTTATGCAAATTCTGCATTCTCTGCGGCAAACTCAGCAGGTTCATATGCAAATTCTGCATTCTTTACTGCAAATAGTAAACTATCAACATCTGGTGGCACTGTTACAGGTAACGTAACAATTAATGGTGGTTTGACTGTTACTGGTAACATCAACTTCACAGGCAACGTAACATCTTATACTGTTACAGGCAATACTGGTGAGTTCTTCGGTTATGCAAGTAACGGTTTCAATGCACTTTATGCTGGTATTCCAACAGGTTTCCTAGTTGAACCACAAACTGTAACGCAATTCACCAGTAACTATAACGGTTATGCTGGTTTGAATATGCAAAATATCAACAGCGGCAACAATGCTTCTTTTGATATCTTTATTACGCCAGATAACGGTACACCAAACGATACATTCCTAGACTTGGGTATGGGTAGTAGTACATACGCATATCCTGGTTATACAATGATTGGACCAAACGATGGTTACTTGATTGCTTATGGTAATACAAGTACTGGTGGCGGTAACATGATTATTGCTACTGGTGCACCAAACGACATTATCTTTACTGCAAACGGCGTCAACAAAGAAAATGAAGTAGCGAGATTTAAGAACAATGTTGGTTTGGTAATGAAGAATTTACCAATCATATTTGCTGATGCATCAACACAAAATACTGCTGCCGCACCTTTTGCATATAGTAATGTAATTTATGTGCAAGCCAACTCTGCATATACACAAGCAAATGCTGCATTTATACAGTCTAACGCCGCATTTGGTGTTGCAAATTCTGGTGCTTCATATGCAAACTCTGGTTTCAGTGTAGCAAACTCGGCAGCCACATATGCCAATGGTGCTTTTGTGCAAGCAAATGCAGTATATACATTAGCAAATACACACACTACAACTATTAGTAGTGCTGCTACTTATGCCAACGGCGCATTTGTTCAAGCTAACGGAGCATTTGGTCAAGCCAATAGTGCCGCATCATATGCAAACAGTGCGTTTACAACAGCAAACAATGCTCTGCCAAATACTGGTTCTACAATCACCACAACAGGTACTGCAAGAGTTGTAATTCCAAATGCAACACAATCTTCATCAGCCGCAACTGGTGCACTGACAGTCTCTGGTGGTTTAGGTGTTGCAGGTAACGTTTTCAGTACAGGTATCATAAATGTAAATTATACAGGTTCTGTTGGAAACCAAAACACTGCAACAGTATTAGGTAGTTCTAATACTAAAGGTGGTATTGGTTATTCAGATTTCTTGTTAGCAACAAACTATTCAGCCGGTGCTAACAACATAAACAAATACTTTAGATTAGACAGTAATGGTCAGTTGCAGATTATCAACTCTGCATATAATAACAACATCTTCAATCTAAATGATACTGGTGTATTTACAGTACCATATTTTAGTGGTGTTACATTGTTACCTGGTGGTGGCGGTGTAATTACTTTTGCTGACGGTACAACACAATCAACATCTGCATCAGTTTCTGCAACAGACCAAGCAGCAAGAAATATTGCAAATGCTGCTTTCTTACAAGCAAATGGTGCATTTGCACAAGCTAATGGTTCTTTTGGTCAAGCCAATAGTGCTGCCTTGTATGCTAACGGTGCTTTCATCCAAGCCAATGCGTCATATGGATTCGCAAACACATTAACAGCAAACATTACCAGTGCAGCAACCTATGCTAATGGTGCATTTACCTTTGCAAATACCTTAACTGCCAATATTACAAGTGCCGCAACCTATGCAAATGGTGCTTTTGTACAAGCGAATGCAGCATTTACCTTTGCGAATACTCTCACAGCAAATATCACCAGTGCGGCAACTTATGCAAATGGTGCTTTCACGCAGGCAAATACGGCAACCAATAATGCTGCTGGTGCGTCTTTGTATGCAAATGGTGCTTTTGTACAAGCGAATGCTGTATATACCCTAGCAAATACACACACTGACAATATTACAAGTGCAGCCACATATGCAAATGGTGCTTTTGTACAGGCGAATGCTGTATATGCGTTAGCTAATACAACATCAAATACAGGAACTGCTGCATTTATTCAAGCCAACTCAGCATATACACAAGCAAATACTGCTACAAACAATGCGGCAGGGGCTTCTCAGTATGCTAATAGTGCTTTTGGTTATGCTAACTCAGCTTACACACAGGCAAATACTGCAACAACAAATGCATTGGCTGCAAGCACATATGCCAATGCTGCATACACTCAAGCAAATACTGCAACTACTAATGCATCGGCAGCAAGTTCTTACGCCAACAGTGCATTTACTCAAGCGAATACTGCAACTACAAATGCTTCAGCGGCAAGTTCATATGCAAATAGTGCATTCTTGCAATCTAATGGTGCATTCATACAAGCAAACTCCGCATATGCTAAAGCAAATACAGCAGTAACATCCGTTTCTGGAACATCTGGACAAATCAGTTCAACTGGTGGCACAACACCAACTGTAGCATTAGTTACAACTGCTGTAACAGCAGGCACATATGGTGGTTCTACTGCAATTCCAGTAATCACTATTGATGCTTATGGTCGTGCAACTTCTGCCGCCAATGCAAGTATTTCTACTTCTATCAGCTTATCAGGTAACTCTGGAAGTGGTTCAGTTTCTGGTGGTGGTACATTAACAGTAAGTGGTGGTACTGCAATATCAACATCAGTTTCTGGTAGCACAATTACAGTTAACAATACTGGTGTAGCATCATTCAACACAAGAACTGGTGCAGTCACATTATCGTCTTCTGACGTTACAACAGCATTGGGTTACACACCATTATCTACAACTGGTAACACAGTTTCTGGTAGTTACACTGGTGCAACCACATTCTCTGCTGCAAACATCAATGCAACAAATGGTTCAGTTACATTCAGCAGAAGTACCAACCAAACAGTAACATCTTCAACAACTCAAACTGCTGTAGATACATTTACTGCAACCACATATCGTTCTGCCAAGTACATTGCACAAATGACTTCTGCTGGTACATATCACGTCATTGAATTGTTGTTGATGCAAAATGCTTCTTCTGCATACATCATTGAATATGGTGAAATCTTTACTGGTTCTTCATTAGGTTCTTTTGACGCGTCTGTCTCTGGTGGTACAGTAAGTCTGTTGTTTACTGCCGCAACCGCCAACTCTACTACTATAAATATCGTAAGAGATGCAATAAGCGTTTAATACTTGAGAGGTATATTATGAAGGGTGAATGGAGTTATTGGTCTGGTGCATTTACACCAGATGAATGTGCTAAGATTTTAGAAGATGGTCTGAAGATTGAAAGCCAAGATGCATCATTAGGTGTATCTGGTATGTCTGAAACCACAGACACAAGTTATCGTAGAAGTAAGACCAGATTTATTCAAGCTGGTGACCCAAATTTTGAATGGTTATTTGACCGTATTTGGAAAATGGGCATACAGGTCAATCGTGAATGGTTTAATTTCCATATCACAAATCTATCATACATCCAGTTGGCAGAGTATGATGAATCATATCAAGGTGAATACAAGAAACACCAAGATGTATTCTGGATAAACAACGACCAATACCACAGAAAACTTACTTGTCTAATTCAATTGACAGACCCAAATGAATATGAGGGTGGTGATTTTGAGGTCTATGATTTGACACAATATCCAGATGCAACTGCAATCAAACAACAAGGTACAGCAATCTTTATTCCATCTTTTGTAACACATGCAGCATTACCTGTCACAAAAGGAACAAGATATAGTCTTGCAGTTTGGTTTGAAGGTCCAAAATGGGTATGAGATTTCATGTTCTTGGAATTCCACATACAGTAACATCTAAAGAATTCAATGCTTGTGCATACACTCAGAAGGTTGTTAAGTTCTGTAAGATGATGACAGAACGTGGACATACAGTAATCCACTATGGCCACGAAGAATCCAATCCAATTTGCACAGAACATGTCACCGTACTCAGTTCGGACGATTGGAAGAAGTCCTATGGTAACCACGACTGGCGCAAACACTTCTTTAAGTTTGACACCAATGACCATGCATATACCACATTCTACAAAAATGCAATTGAAGAAGTTGGTAAAAGAAAACAACCAAACGATTTCATTCTACCATTTTGGGGTGCAGGAGTAAGACCAGTCTGTGATGCACATCCAGATTTGATTACGGTGGAACCTGGTATTGGTTATGCTGGAGGACATTGGGCTAGATTTAAAATCTTTGAATCATATGCAATCTATCATGCATACTATGGACTGAATTCTGTTGGTACTTGTATGCAAGACTGGTACGATGTGGTGATACCAAACTACTTTGATACGGATGATTTTGAATATAGTGCAGAAAAAGATGATTACTTTTTGTTCTTAGGTCGTGTCTATGATGGTAAAGGTGTTAATATCTGTGTTCAAGCAACAGAGGCAATTGGTGCAAAACTTATTATTGCTGGACAAAATAGTCTGAAAGAAATGGGTTATGCAGAAACACCAAGTCATGTTACTGAAATTGGTTATGCTGATATTGAAACTCGTAAGAGACTAATGTCAAGAGCAAAAGGTGCATTTGTTGCATCTTTGTATAATGAACCATTTGGTGGAGTTCAAGCAGAATGTTTGTTCTCTGGAACACCAACAATCACCACAGATTGGGGCAGTTTTACTGAGAATAATATACATGGTGTAACTGGTTACCGTTGCAGAACCTTTGAACACTTTACATGGGCAGCAAAGAACATTGATAGAATTGATCCAAAGGCCTGTAGAGACTTTGCGGTTAACAACTTTTCACTGGAGGTTGTTGCAAGAAAGTATGAAGAATACTTCCAGTCCGTATTGAATGTTTATACAGGTCAAGGATGGTACGAAACAAATGACGAAAGAAAGGAATTGGACTGGTTAACCAAATATTATCCTCATAAATAGAAGATAATAAGAACAAGCGGAAGTGAACCTTGGCAAATCAGAACAATTTCGTTGTCAAAAACGGATTAACCGTTGGCACAACAGCAGTAATCAATTCATCAGGTGCGTGGGTAGGTCCCAATAGTGGTTTAGTTGGTGCGACAGGCGCAACTGGACCTACTGGACCCACAGGTCCAACTGGTGCAACAGGACCCACTGGTAGTACTGGACCCACAGGACCAACAGGTCCACAAGGCGCAACAGGTATTACTGGTCCTACAGGACCCACAGGTGGTCAAGGTGCAACAGGCGTAACAGGACCAACAGGTCCTACTGGACCGACTGGACCAACAGGCGGCCAAGGTGCAACAGGTTTGACTGGACCAACAGGTCCCACAGGACCTACAGGTCCAGGTGGACCTACAGGACCAACTGGTGCCACAGGCGTAACAGGTCCTACTGGTGTACAAGGCGCTACAGGTGTTACTGGTCCAACTGGACCATACGGACCAACAGGTCCCACTGGACCCACAGGTCCGACTGGTGCAACAGGACCTACAGGTCCTACAGGACCAACAGGAAATCCATTTGGTGGTGGAACATTTACCGGCGCTATAACTGTTGGTTCATCTAGTAGCACTCGTTCACTTCTAAACACCAACGGTGACCTATACTCATATTACCTTGCAGAGGCAAATGCTCGTTATATTATTGGTCGTGATATTGGTACAAGCGGAGGTGCAGGTATTGCTTTAGGTGGTACCAATTATGGACTGATTGGTGTTAATGATACAGGTGCTGCATACATGTATTTTAAAACAGCAGCGGCAACAAGCAGCGTTACTTCTGGTTACACCATGTATATCACTGGTGGCAATTTGTATTTACAAGGTACATTGTATGATAATGCAAGTACTGGTTATTATGTAAAACCAAGTAGCACTTCACAATTTAGTACCGTTATGTTAAACGCAGGTCTTGGTGCATCAGCAGACAGCGTGGCAAATGATCCGTATGGTTTTATTAGTGTGACCCGGGCCACAGGTTCAAATTATGCATACTACGGTTTAACACGTTCGGGCCAATTTACTACCAGTATGGGAATTGATACGAGCAACTATTTTTGGATTGGTAGTGCAACTTCCGGATATAATGGAACCAGAACCGCTTCATGGTTTTACATGAACTCTAGTGGCGACACTTGGTCGACAAGTTCTTCTCGTACTCCCACATTCTATGACTCAAATAACACCGGATATTATTTGATACCAAGTGGCACATCAACACTAAATGTAGTGAACACCGGTTCTATTGGTATCTCTGTTGGCGGCACATTATATTTTAATGGTGTTGTTGGTAACACATACAACTCAGACCCAACATACTTCACAAGCAGAAATTTAAGAAGTAACAATACATCATTGGACATGTATATTGGTGATGATGGTAGAACAAACCAAGGTGCATCTTTGATACCAGACCAATATGGTTCAGACGGAACAATTGACCAATTTGCTATACGAACAACAAATCAAACTGGCGGTAACTTTCACTTATTCAATGGTGACGGTGATGCTTTCCATGCCAGACACATAAACGTATATAACACATACTATGATTATTCTAATACAAGTTACTATGTAAAACCAAGTGCTACATCTTATTTCAATTATGGACTTTTTAACAATGGTAACTTTGCACAGACATATAGTATAGGTAATAATGGTAGTTATGGATGGATTAATTTAGGTACTTGGAGTACCTCTCAAAGTGGTTATGTTTTGACAATGAAAATTGTTACCATGGCAGGATATAATGCAGACCGCGGTCAAGATGCAATTTATGAAATTTATTTTAAAACATCTAATGGTAGTTCAAATGCTTCAGGTTTTTATGGTGATGGTATTGTATGGAAAAAAGGACCAGCAACACCATTAAATAACATTTATGTTGTTCAAAATAGTCAATCCTCTTATACGTTTTATATATCAACAGGCACATTATTAGGAGTGTCATCATACTATAGCATTGAAGTAACACCAACAACCACTTGGTCAAATGCATGTACATTTTCGTCATCTGCGCCAACAGGAACTTTGCAAGATATATTAGCAGGAACAAATTGGGTGGAAATGAATTCATCTAATTATAGTTCTTATGCACTGCCATTATCTGGTGGTACCGTATCAGGTGTTGTTCGTATCAATAACCAACTTCAGGTCGGACAAAACACAAACGGCACAGCATACATTGATGCTTATAGTGGATATGCATGGTTTGGTCGTGATAGCAACTCGGCAGGTATTCGTATTGATGGTTCAGCAAATGTGTTGGCAACTAGCAATTTTTATTATGGTGGAACAGAATATGATAACTCCAATACTGCTTACTATGTAAAAGCAAGTGGTACAAGCAATATAAATTACATCACATATAACAATACATATTTTGATTTTAATAACCTATCTACATATTTGCGTATTATTACTGGTGCCGGCACATTCTATATTGGCGATGATGATAACGTAAACTTATCCACCAATACTCTTTATGCTGTATCAAGTTCAAAAAGCGTTAGTATTAACACAACAACTCCTTACCAAAAATTAGTTGTGAATCAAGGAGCAAGTGGTACAAACCAAGGAGTTCCTGCAACATCAGGATCAGGATCCTCACAAAACGGCATATTAGCACTTAATGCTTCATACGGAACTTATGGTGAAGTTTTATGTATGGGTATGAACGTTGCAACAAGTTATGGTTGGATACAAGCAACAAATTATTCTGGGTATAATACAAACTATCCACTTTATTTAAATCCAAATGGCGGTGGTGTGTATACAGGAAGTAGTAGTACATATGTTGGTGGAACAATGTATGATAACTCCAATACTGCTTACTATGTAAAACCAAGTGGTACATCAGTATTACATGCACTACAAATAGATGGTGGACAACAAATAACATTTACTGATGCAGGTACAAGCACATCATCTAAGAGTGGCATATACGGCACCATTGGTAATAATGACTTCTTCTATTTTGGTGGTTGGCAAACAGGATCAAATTCTGGTGTTATTGAAATAGCATCAGGTGATGATGCACAATCAGCACCAACAGGTGGAGCAGAAAATATCATTGTTAGTCAATACGGTCCAGGAAATCCATTAACTGGTACATTATACAGTAGAATATTTTTAGCAACTGGTTACGGCAACCATACATTTCCAAATAACTTAGGTATTGGTTTCAATAAGACTGCCGCACCATATTCAACAACAGAACCAAGTTACTTACTGCATGTAAACGGAACAGGTTATGCATCTAGTGATTTCCGAGCACCAATATTTTATGATTCCGATAACACCGCATATTATGATAATCCTAATGGTACTTCACAATTTAACACCATTAATAGTGCTGGTGGTCTAGGTTTTATTAACAACGGTACTGGTATTGGTTGGGGTGGTAGTGCTTATCCCGGTGGTTTTGTAAGTCACATTTACGATAACGGTAACGTACATTACTGGACTGATGACCAAACAAACTTTGAATCTGGTTCAAGTGGTAGTAGTGCCACATGGTATTGGAACGGCGGTGCAAACAGTACATCTGGTGGTGGCACATCATACATGTCACTCATTTCAAATAACTTAACTGTCGGTGGTAACATCACTGCATACGGTTCACCTTCTGACATAAAACTTAAAGAGAATGTGAAGACATTAAATAACTCTTTAGATAAAGTTTTGAAACTCAGAGGTGTGTCATACGATTGGAAAAAAGAGACCAGAGAATATGAAATGGTTGGACTAAGAAACGATATAGGTTTCATTGCTAATGAGGTTATGGAAGTTGTACCAGAATTGGTGCGTGAAAGTGAAGGTGTCCTATCATTGAGAGACAGAGGTATCATTGCATTGTTGGTTGAGGCAATCAAAGAGTTAAATAATAAAGTTGCATACTTAGAAGAAAAATTAAATGGCAAATCAGAATAACTTTGTAGTAAAAAATGGTTTGACTGTTGGTACCACAGCAGTCATTAACTCATCTGGTGCATGGGTTGGTCCTAATAGTGGATTGGTGGGTGCTACAGGTGCAACTGGTCCAATTGGTTTGACTGGACCTACAGGACCTACTGGTGCTACAGGTTTGACTGGACCAACAGGACCTACTGGACCTACGGGTAGTACAGGACCTACTGGTGCTACAGGACCTACTGGACCTACAGGACCTACTGGTGGTCAAGGCGCAACTGGTGTTAATGGACCAACAGGACCAACTGGACCCACAGGACCAACAGGACCTGCTGGTGCAAATGGTGGTCAAGGTGCCACAGGTGTCACTGGACCTACTGGACCGACAGGACCCACTGGACCTACTGGTGCAACTGGACCCACAGGACCTACTGGACCTACAGGACCCACTGGACCTACGGGTGCAACTGGACCAACGGGACCTACTGGACCAACTGGTCCCACAGGACCTACTGGTGCTACTGGCGCTGTAGCTCCAAATTTTACAAGTTCAATTTCATCAAACCCACTTGATGCAAACTCACCAACAACAATCAATGATATTGGTTATGTGAATGCAAACAGTTCACTTTATGGCCAAACTGATGGTGGTCTATACGTTTCTGGTTATAGTACATCATGGTATCACGAAATATATGGCGATTTTAGAACAGGTCAAATAGCAGTCCGAGGAAAAAATAGCGGCACTTGGCAAAGTTGGTATTACGTACCATCTTATGGTTATAATAATTCTTCCTACAGTGGTTCATTATATCATACATATCATTATGATACAAATAATACCGGTTACTATTTGTTACCGAGTGGTTCTTCAAATCTTTATAATGTGACTGCCAATAGTTTGAATTTGACCAATGGTCTTTATATGGCCAGCGGTTGGTTTACATATGCGGACGATAGTAGAAATCCGGGAGATTCTGCTCATTATCCAAACGCCAACACCAGAGCAGTTAGATTTAGTTTTTCACAATCAAATTATACAGGCACCGGAGGAACTTATTCTGGTGTTATGCAATTTAACCCATGGTCGGGAACAACAGCATCCACGGGGGATGCATCATATCAACTAGCATTTGGGTCAACTGCTACAAATGGTGGTGGTTATCCTCAACTGGTGTTAAGAAAAGGTATTGATACAACATGGAACAGTTGGTACTACATTCCGATGTATGGGTTGAATCAGTACACGAGTACATTTTATGCCACTGTTTATTATGATTCAGCCAGTACAGGTTATTACGTACAACCAAGTAGTACATCAAACTTGTATACTGTTCAAGCACAAAATACACTTTTTGTGACCCAAGGCGCTTCAAGTGGTTCATCAATTCAACAGGTTGTTATGAACTCTGCCGGCACATATTACGGTTCTATTGGCAACACTTATCAACAGACATGGTATTTGGGATGGGGTAGTGGTTACAATTCTGGAAATTATTCCGGTTATGCATTACAATGGAATACCAGTGGTTATGTAATAGTCAACAGCAATCTGTATGTTGGCGGAACATTTTACGATAATGCAAATGGAAGTTACTATGTAAAACCAAGTGGCCAATCTGTTTTAAATTCTGCAATTTTATATGGACACTTTGTACAAAGAAATGCGGGTGCCGGCACAGGTATAAGTTGGTACTCAACAAGTTATAGTGCTTGGACAGATTACATGAGTCCTGCAGGAACAACATCTTGTGGTCCATCATCCAACATTACTGCACCAAGTGGAACATTAGTAACTTCTTGGAGTCTACGTAGATTTGTTGAAAATGTCGCTGGTTATGGTTGGACATGGGAATCAGGAACATCTTCTCAAACCACTCCAACAGTGGTCGCAGAAATTCGTTCTTCTGATGGTTCTGCCGGGTTTTATGGTTCAGTTAGAACACCAACTTACTATGATAGTAATAATACTGGATATTATGTAGTGCCAAGTAGTACATCAAATATGTATTATTTAACTATGCCATGCCTTGGTGATGGTTCACCAAATATAACTGTCAATAGAAGTAGTGGTTCAGAAAACTGGAAAGCACTAGAAGTTGGTTCAGTTTCCGGTAACGTTGGTATAGGATACAATAATACAGGTCATTCATATTGGTCCAGAAATGGATTGTCATTTCACGTAGATACATCAGAAATGATTCGTTTTCAATCATTGGGTTGGACGGGACTTGTTGAAATACAGGGAGGAACAGGATCAACATGGTTTGCAGGTTCAACATATGTTTCCGGAACAATGTATGATAACTCCAATACTTCCTATTATGTAAAACCAAGTGGCACATCAAATTTGAATATTGTAGATGTTGTTTCTTACTTATGGGTCAATAGAATTGGAGATTCAGCACCTAGAGCATTAGCTGCCGGATTCAATGCAACACCGGCCTCAAACTTTACTTATGGTAGTGACCCAGGTGACACAAGCAGAACAGTAAGTATTATTACATCTGGTGGTGTTCTTCCAAGCATTCTATGTTTTAGAAATCTTTCATCATCATACTTCTTTGACCTTGTGAATGATCCAAATACAGGCAACTTCTATATTACAAGAGCAGGTGGCCACGGAGTTTACGTTGATGGATCCGCAAATTTTGTTGCTTATGGTAACGTTACCGCCTATTCTGATGCAAGAAACAAAGAAAATGTTGAAGTTATTTCAAATGCATTGACAAAAGTTCAACAAATTCGTGGTATCACTTATACAAGAAGTGACATGGAAGATACCACAACTAGATATACTGGTGTTATTGCTCAAGAGGTTTTAAAAGTCTTACCTGAAGCAGTGCAAACCGACAAAGAAGGTATACATTCGGTCGCATATGGTAACATGGTTGGTCTACTAATTGAAGCCATCAAAGAACAACAAAAACAAATAGAAGAACTAAGAGATATTATCAATGGCAAATCAAAATAACTTTGTAGTCAAGAATGGCCTAACAGTTGGTACTACTGCGGTTATCAACTCGTCTGGTGCATGGGTTGGTCCTAATAGTGGTCTAGTTGGTGCTACAGGTTTGACTGGACCTACTGGACCCACTGGTGCCACAGGAGTTACTGGTCCTACTGGTCCCACAGGACCAACAGGAAGTACAGGCAGTACAGGTCCAACAGGACCTACTGGACCAACAGGACCAAATGGACCACAAGGTGCAACAGGTATTACTGGACCAACAGGACCAACTGGTGCTCAGGGACCTACTGGACCTACAGGACCTACTGGTGCTACAGGTTTGACTGGACCAACAGGACCTACTGGACCCACAGGACCTACTGGACCTAGTGGACCAACTGGACCCACAGGACCGACAGGTGCAACAGGACCAGGTGGACCTACTGGCCCCACAGGACCCACTGGTGCAACCGGTGCATCACCATTTTCATTGAATGGTACATCAGCATATTACAATGCAGGTAATGTTGGTATTGGTACATCAAGTCCAAATTGGAAATTAGATTTTGGTACAAGTGTTCCAAACTACAAAGGTATCATTGGAACATATACTCCGTCCAATGCATTCAGTGGAATTGGTATGGATGCATCAACAGCAGGATTGAGAATTGCTGGAGACTGGTCATCAGGAAATCCAATTGTAGATTTTGGTTATTATAGTTCTGATGGTAACTACACTTGGAACCAACTGGTACGCATTAAAAACAATGGTTATGTTGGTGTTGGCATATCATCACCAGCATACAAATTATCTGTTATAACAGCAGCCGATGTTTGGCACGCACAATTTGGTACAAGTGGTGGTAAACAAATTCGTATTGGTGGTTCTACTACCAACGGAGGAGTTATAGGTGCATATAATACTGATGATAATAGTAGTCCAGCGTCATTGTTATTACAGAGAGATGGTGGTCTTGTTGGCATAGGCACATCAAGTCCTAGCAATAAACTTGTAGTATCAAATGGTGGTGCAGTTGGTTTAGAAATTAGTCCTACCGGCGGTTATACTGGACTAGGTGGCGTAGATTTGCTTTCTTACAATAGAAGCGCTTCTGTATATGCTCCTATAGGATTTATTACCAATAGTAATAACAATTCTATGTCTATTTTAACTAACGGTACGGTTGGTATTAGTACAACAAGTCCAAGCCAATTACTGTCGGTTGCTGGCACAATGTCGGCAACAACATATTACGATTATAACAACACCAGTTATTATGCTGTACCAAGCGCTACATCTAATTTTTATATACTGTCACTTAATTCTCAAGGAAGCACACCATTTTTGAATATGCCAGGTGGACCCACATTCAGCAATGTGAATTCAACGAGTAATGACCTTACAATTCGTAACATGAAACAGTTACGTTTTTCGGATTCAAATGCTTATGATTATGACCAGTGGGCTGGTTTGGCTTACCTAAGTGGTTCTGCCGCAATATATCTTGGTGGTGCTGGTGGTGGTCCATTCAATGCAAATAGTGGTAAAACAGTAACCATAAACTTTGTCAGCACTTCTGGTGTTTACAATTCTGGAAGCGAATATATTTCAGGTACATACTATGATAACGCAAATACTGGTTATTATGTAAAACCAAGCAGCACTTCAAATTTGTCAACCGTTTATGTAAACTTTGATGGCACAAATCCAGGAGGCGTCAGACTTATAGCAGCATCAGGTAGTAATGGATGGCCAGTATCAACTGGTTCAACACAAACTTATGGTGCTTTTCGTATACGAGGTGGAGATAATGCTGTTATAGATTTTGGTACAAACAGCGTGAATACATGGATTCAAGCAACAGACCGAGCCGGTTTGAATAATTTGTATCAAATATATTTGAATCCCAATGGTGGAGGAGTTTATACCGGAGCAAGTTTTTATGTTAACGGCACATTTTACGATAATGCAAGCACTGGTTATTATGTAAAACCAAGTAGTACATCAGTATTGAGTGTTTTAAATTTCCCATCGGGTTCACAAACAATCAATACAACAACACCAGGAACAGCATCATATCAGTTAAACTTCACTGGACAATCAAGTGCTGATTATGCTCAAGCAATAACTTGGGGTTGGGGTTCTTCCGGTGCTCAAGCCGGCGTATATGTACAGTCTTCCGGTTCGTATGGTACAAAAATGTACCTTGCAACAACAGACTCTTTTGCAACCGGTTCAAAAACAGCAATGTCAATTGACCACACAGGACTTGTTCAAACAACTAGAAATTATTTTCAAGCTGTTGGATCAGTTAGAGCACCAATATTTTATGATTCTGATGATACAACATTCTACTTAGATCCAAATGCAACAGGACAATCACTTAGAGTTGGTGGTCACGTTTGGTTAGGAAATGTAAATAGTTTTGCAAATCCTGGAGGTTGGAGTAAAACACTGACATTAGATGGAACTATACACGCAAGAATACGTTTATTGGCTTCAGCATATGGTTCTTACAGTGCAAATGAACTGTATATGTGGCACGATAATAGTGTTACTCCAAATGCAGGTATTGTTGCACCAAATGATTTTTTTATTAATGCTTCTTATACAACTTTAAGTGGTTCAGCAAGAGCACCAATATTTTATGATACTGATAACACAAGTTATTACTGTGATCCAAACAGTACATCACAATTTAATACCGTAAACATCAATTATCCATATGTTAATGGACCAATAATAAGACAGGCTGCTGCAACAGGTTGGTTATCAGGAAATTATTCCAGTTCGGAAAGTGGTTCAACAACCGGCGCAATTTATTCTATTGGTGGAAGTTATTATCCAACATCAACATCTTTGAATAATATGTACGGTATTGGGTATGCTAATAGCTTTACCGGCGGTTATGTTAGTAGCGCTTGGGGGTTATATGTTGCTAGTTCCGGTACAATTCGTCATTATCTAGATTCAGATAATGGAGTTGCTTATCATAGTGCATCGATGCGTACTCCGATTTTTTATGATTTGGATAACACAGGTTACTACGTTGATCCAAATAACACATCAAATTTAAATCTGGTACAATCAAATTATATAACAGGAGCATACGCTAGTATATCTTCTGGTTATGGTGGTTTTGGTGGCACACCAACAAACGGTTACCTGATAACTACTAATATTGATTATGGCACATTCAATATGCCTCTTGTTATAATTGAGGGATATGCATATGGTGAAGCACACACAATAAATTTGCAAATTGTATGGTATTCTTATAACAATGGTTTTGTTAACTATTCTTACACAAATTTGGGAACGTATGATCCTGGCGTAGTTCGTATTGGTACTAATAGTTCAGGAAAAATCTGTATTCATTTACAAAATAACATTTATTATGGTAGAATGAACGTTAGGGGTGTTTATGACCAAGGCGCATCTTATCTTTTAAATTGGTCAGTACAACAAGACGTTTCATATTCTGGTTTAAGTCGTGTTACTGTGGTGGGAAGAAGTCAAATTAGGTCAGGTATCAATACAACCGACTCTTGCTATGCACCAATATTATATGATTCGGACAGTACAAGTTATTATGTTGACCCAGCAAGCCTTTCAGTAACAAACGTTGTTCAATCTAATGGTTATTTCCAACGTGGTGCACACTCAGCGGGTTTCTTATGTGGTTCATATAATAATATTGGAGATAACTCAGCAAAATCAGATCCAATTTATACTATTGGTTCAAATTATTGTCCATCGGATACCTCAATTGGCAACATGTATGGCATTGGTTACTCACATGCAAACTTCTTTGGCTCTGCTGGTGGTAGTGATTGGGGATTATATGTTGTTGCGGCAGGTTCTTATAGCGCATTGATTACCGGTGCTGGGGCTTGGTTTAAAAATAACGTAACCGCATACTCAGACATTCGTGTTAAAACCAACATAGAACGTATACCAGACGCATTAAATAAGGTATGTCAACTTAATGGTTATACATTTGATAGAACAGATTCACCGAATGTTGGTCGCCAAACTGGTGTTATCGCTCAAGAAGTATTGAAAGTTTTACCAGAAGCAGTATCAGGAAATGAAGAAGAACATTACTCTGTCGCATACGGCAACATGGTTGGTCTACTAATTGAAGCCATCAAAGAACAACAAGCAATAATTGACTCACAAGAGGCAAGATTGCAAAGACTTGAAGAACTACTTAAAAAATGACCTATATAATCCTTTAACCCGCCAACATTTTAGGAGAAAATAATGGCTACAGTAAACACACTTGCATCACTTGCAAATTCAGAATGGACCTACTCTAATACCATCACTGGTCTTAAAGTACAAAACATCAAAGGTCCAGATGGTAATAACTATGCAAATACAGTTGTTCAAACCTATTGGACATACTCTGCAACAACACCAGACGGTCACACCGGAACATTCAACGGTGCAACACCTTTCACCTTAGGTAATGTTTTGTCTAACACATATACATTTACCGCTTTCAGTGATTTGGAAGAAGCAAACGTACTATCTTGGATTATCAATTCAATTTCTGGTTCGTATGCTGACCACATCAATGAAAAGATTGTTGAACAAATTAACAATCAAATCAACGTAATTTCTGAACCAGGTCTACCTTGGGCTCCAGCAAATACTGCAAATACACCTGCATAAATACATAGTCACATCATTAATATAGGAGAAACTTGACATGACAGACCAAGCACAACAAGCACAACCACAACAACAAGACGTAGATTTGACCTTCAAATTGAGTTTTGTTAACGCTTTGATTCAATCTTTGGATGAAATCCCACACAAGTGGAGCCGTCCAATCATTGATGCACTAGGACGTGCTGCAAATGAACAGTTGCAAGGAATGCAACAAGGCCAACAACCAGACGGTCCTTTGGGAAGCAAAGTTATTCAGTAAACCACGATTTCTCCTATTAGATAAATAGGGTATAATAGGAGATTTCTAATGGCAACTATAACTAATAGACAAGACTTTAAAGACTATTGTCTACGTAGACTTGGTGCACCAGTTATTAACATTAACGTGGATGACACTCAGGTTGAAGACCGTGTAGATGATGCAATTCAATATTGGCAAGATTACCACTTTGATGGTGCTCAAAAGTTCTATTGGATCCATTATGTAACCGCAAACGATATTGCAAACCAATATCTGGATGCTTCTCAGGCTAAAGACCAAAACGGAAATACGGTTAATATTTTAGGTATTACCCGTATTTTCCCATTGACCGACTCTCAGGCAACCATCAACATGTTTGACTTGAGATACCAATTGCGTTTGAATGAGTTGTATGACTTTACCTCTGCGTCCTACATCAATTATACTCTAACACAACAACACTTACGTTCTTTGGAACTCCAGTTCACTGGTGAAGTTCCTATTCGTTTCGTGCGTAATATGCAAAGATTGTATATTGATTGGGCATGGGGTAATGGTTTTGAAGTTAATGTGGGTCAAGTTGTTGTATCTGAGTGTTATGGTGCAATTGACCCAAGCACATATCCAACTGTATGGAATGACCGTTGGTTGAAAGAATATGCCACCGCTCTCATCAAGAGAACTTGGGGGGAGAATATGAAGAAGTTCGGCGGCATTCAATTGCCTGGTGGTGTGGTTTTAAATGGTAAAGAAACCTATGACGAAGCCATGGGTGAAATCACAAGACTAGAAGCCGACATGATTGAAAACTATGGTGGTGCACTAGAATGGTTCATGAACTAAGATGGCAACAAGTCCTTATTTCAATAATTATAACGCTAAGTATGATGAACAACGCTTAGTGGAAGACCTCATAACTGAGTCAATTCAGATTATGGGTTTCAACGCATATTATTTACCAAATGATAATGATGCAGCAAGAGACTTAATCTATGGTGAAGACCCGGTTAAGAAATTTGCGGCAGCATTTCCATTAGAAATGTATCTTTCTTCTGCAAATGAATACATGGGTGAGAAAGAAATGTTTACTAAGTTTGGTTTAGAAATCAGAAACCAAGTTACAGTCATTCTATCTAAGCGTGCGTTTACTCAAAGAGTACCACAAAACACTTATACCAGACCAAGAGAAGGTGATTTGATTTACATTCCATTCCTAAATGGTACTGGTGAGTTGTATGAAATTAAGTTTACAAACCAGAACAAAGATTTCTTCATGTTAGGCCGTAAAGTTCCTTATTACTATGAATTGGAACTTGAGAAATTCAAATACTCACAAGAGATTATCTCTACTGGCAACCAAGATATTGATTCTGTTGTTACTGATTCTGCTTACACATTACATTTGAATGTTGGTACAGGAACAGGAACATACAACATTAAAGAAATTGTATATCAATCTATGGATGGAACATTCGCAAATGCTACAACAGTTGCAACAGTGCAGTCTTGGATACCAAGTTCAAAAACACTTTCTGTAACCAATATTGCTGGTGAGTTTATTGATTCTGACGTTATAATTGGTCAATCAAGTAATGCACAGTATATCTTAACAACGTTTAATCCATTGTATGATCCAGCAAACAAAGAATCATACGACAATAATGTGATTGAAACTACTGCTGCACCATATGTCAATACATCAGAAAATAATCCAATTGGTGGTCTATAATGGCAGATACAACCTACAATAGAATGATTCGTAAGATAACAGTTGCGTTTGGCAATCTGTTTAACAATATTACGCTAGTTCGTTACAATCCAGATGAATCGGAACAAGAAAGATTTGTTGTTCCTATTGATTATGCGGCAAAAGAATTGTATGTTCAACGTCTAACTTTTGACCCTAATCTAGATAAAAAAGTTCAAATGACTTTGCCACGCATGTCATATGAAATGAATGGTATTGATTACGATGCATCCAGAAAACAAATAACAAATATCAAAAACTTTGCGGCAAGTGGTCAAAATATCATTTCGCAATACATGCCAGTGCCATATAACTTTGATTTCTCACTTTATTTGTATGTAAGAAATATTGAAGATGGCAATCAAATCATTGAACACATTCTACCATTCTTTGCACCAGATTATACAATCAAAGTGAACATGATTCCAGAAATGGGTATCGTCAAAGAAGTACCAATTATATTGAACAATGTCAGATATGATGTAACTTATGAGGGTGACCGTGATTCAGATACCAGAATGGTTATTTGGACACTTAACTTCACAGTTAAAGGTTTCATCTTTGGTGCAAATTCAACAACTGGCTTGATTAAAACATCTATTACAAACATACACAATAATCTTGCACAAGGCAATAACATTGTTTTCAATCTAAATTCTAATGGTCTAGGTAACTATCAGCCTAACGAAAGAGTTTACCAAGGACTCACAGCAGAGTTGTTTACAGCAACAGCACAAGTTGTTTCTTGGAGCAGTAATAACAAACAATTGATTGTCAATAATGCACAAGGTAATTTTGTTTCCAATACAAATCTAGTTGGTATAAATTCTGGTGCGGTTTGGTCTTTCAATTCATACAGTATTCAACCAGAAGAATACGCAAATATAACTATTACTCCTAACCCAAGCAACGCTAACGCAACATCAAATTATACATATACCACCGCAATAACTGAATATACCAATGTCTAACTTTGAAAAAAATATGGAAGAAATCTTTGAGGTTTCTTCCACTCCAACACCACCAATGCCTGTTGTAAAAAAACAACAGTTACCAGTAGCAGTAGATAAAGAAAATCTTGAAGAAGATTTAGCGGATGCTTATGAGCAAACCAAAGCAAATCTACAAGACTTGATTGACCAAGGTAAAGATGCAATGGCTGAGATTCTACAGATTGCAAAAGATGGTCAACACCCAAGAGCATTTGAAGTGTATGGTACTCTACTTAAAAATGTGGTAGATGCAAACAAAGAACTACTTGCAGTTCAAAAACAAATGCGTGATATGGACAAAAAGAATCAAGCAAGCACCACAAATATAGATAAGGCAGCTTTCTTTGTTGGCTCAACATCCGAGTTGAATAAACTTATTAAGGGTATGAATGAGTGAAAATAAAGACAGTTACCGTGACAATCCGCTCTTAAAAAAGGTTGGTGTTCAAGTAAAATACACTCAAGAACAAGTTGAGGAGTATTTGAGATGCGCCAAGGATCCTGTTTACTTTGCAGAACATTATATCAAGATTGTTAACGTTGACCGTGGTTTGATGCCATTTGAAATGTGGGACTTTCAGAAGGACATGATTCGTCTGTTCCACAAGAATCGTTTTGCTATCACTAAATGTCCTCGCCAGGTTGGTAAAACCACCACCTCCGTGGCTTATCTTCTTTGGTTGACATTGTTCAACGACACACAAAACGTAGCCGTCCTAGCAAATAAGGGTTCTCTTGCACGTGATATTCTTGCAAAGTACCAGTTGGCATATGAAAACTTACCAATGTGGTTGCAACAAGGTGTTGTAATCTGGAACAAAGGTAACGTGGAACTAGAAAATGGTTCTAAGATTCGTGCTGACTCGACATCTTCTGCTGCAATCCGAGGTGGTTCTTTTAACTGTGTATTCTTGGACGAGTTTGCTTTCGTTCCACCAAACATTGCACATGAATTCTTTAACTCTGTTTACCCTGTAATTTCATCAGGTAAAACGACCAAGATTATTATTGTGTCTACACCTAACGGTATGAATCTGTTCTACAAGATGTGGATGGATGCAATTGGTAAGAAAAGTGGTTATCAACCATTTGAAATTCACTGGTCAATGGTACCAGGTCGTGATGAGGCATGGAAAGAAGAAACAATTCGTAACACTTCTGAAGAACAATTCAGACAAGAGTTTGAATGTGAGTTCTTGGGTTCTACCAATACACTTATCTCTGGCCAGAAACTTGCACAAATGGCTTATTTGGATCCAATTGCCAAACACGATAAAGTCAATGTTTATGAAATGCCCATCAAAGAAGATGGTGAAACACACAAAACAGACCACCTATATGCCATCTGTGTTGACGTTTCAGAGGGCAAGAACATGGACTCGTCTGCGTTTGTTGTCATGGATATCTCTGCAATGCCATATAAAATGGTTGCAACATACCACAGTTCGTCAATTCATCCAGTATTGTTCCCAACTGTAATCTATAATACTGCAAGGTTGTTCAATGATGCATATGTTTTGGTAGAAATTAACAACACACCACAGGTTGCAGATATTCTACATAATGAACTAGAGTATGAAAATCTATGGAAAGTATTTACAGGTAACAAGAAACCACAACAACTGTCTGCTGGCTTTGCAAGAGGTGTACAGTTAGGTTTAAAAATGTCACCTCAAGTGAAACGTATAGGTTGCGCTAACTTGAAGATGTTGGTTGAGGGTGACAAGATGGTCATCAATGACTTTGATGTTATCTCTGAATTGACCACTTTTGTACAAGACAAAAACTCATTTGCTGCGGAAGAAGGCTCAAATGATGACTTGGTGATGTGTTTGGTGACATTTGCATGGGCAACAACACAGAAATACTTCAAAGAAATCGTCAGCCACGACATTCGTAAACAGTTCCAAGTGGAACATATGAATCAGCTTGACGATGAAACTCTACCAGAACCAATTATTGAGGATGGCTTAAATCATGGACTTGAATTGATGGACGGAGATTTATGGGATTCCACGGTAGGTGGAGATACCTATGGTACATTTATTAGAGATATGATAAGAAATCTATAAAAATAGTGTTTCATAAATATTCAAATGGTATAAACTACCAAAAACAGAATAATTAAGGAGAAAAGAATAATGGCTCAAATCGCTCAATTATCTCCAGGCGTACTTGTAACAGAAACCAACTTGACAACAGTTGTACCTTCAGTTCTTACTACAGCCGGTGCATATGCAGGTAACTTCACTTGGGGTCCAGTTAACAAACTTACACCAATAGCTACTGAAAAAATCATGGTCAACACCTTTGGTGCACCAGACAGTAACACATATTCCTCGTTCTTTACCGCAGCGTCATTCTTGGCATACGGCAATAACTTGCAAATTGTACGTGCTGCAAATAACGGAACATATAACGCAACATCTGGTACTACAGGTTTGCAAGTTCAAAACGAAAACAATTTCCAATACACATATCTACCAAACGGTGCAGCAAATACCTACGGTCCTTTCATTGCACGTTATCCAGGTGCTTTGGGAAGTTCATTGGTTGTTTCTGTTATTGATGCTGGTTCTGGTTTTGCCAATACTGCTGCAATGAACAGCGGTTGGACATACACAATTCCAAATGCATCTGGTACTTCAACAACAATCGCAATTGGTGGCTACTTCTCTGGTCTACCAGGTACATCTTATCGTGCTAACACAGTTGGTGCGGCAAATGACCAAATACACGTTGCTGTTATTGATGCTGGTGGTTTGATTAGTGGTACAAAGGGTACTGTTCTAGAAACATTCCCATACTTGTCTAAAGCAACTGATGGTGTTGATGCAAACGGTCAATCTAATTACTACAAACAAGCAATCTTTAATAACTCTAAGTTTGTTTACGCTGTTGATCCAGTTTCTTATTCAGTTACTTCAACAGGTGCTAAAGCTTGGGGTCAACCTGCCGCAAACGTTTCATTCCAAACATTGTCTAGCGTTCAAACTGTTGCACTAACAGGTGGTACAGACCAAGCAATTCAAGATGCAGACGTTATTACAGCACAAAGTTATTTTGCAGACCCTTCACAAGTAGCAATTTCATTGTTGATGACTGGTCCATTTACAAGTTCAGCAGTCCAAACAAATGCTATCAACATTGCATCTACACGTAAAGACTGTGTTGCATTTGTTTCTCCACCACAAACCTCAGTTGTTAACAACTCTGGCAACGAACAAACTAGCGTTCTATCTTGGATGAATGGTTTGTCTTCTATCACTGGTGGTCCTAATGGTTCTTACGGTTTTGCCGATTCTGGTTGGAAATACATGTTTGACAAGTATAACAACACATACCGTTGGGTTCCATTGAATGGTGACATTGCTGGTCTATGCGTTTACACAGACACACAAAACAATCCATGGTGGTCTCCAGCTGGTTTGAATCGTGGCGTTATCAAGAATGTTATCAAGTTGGCATGGAATCCAATCCAAGCGGCACGTGATGCATTGTATCAAGCTGCGGTTAATCCAGTCATTTCTCAACCAGGAAATGGTACAGTATTGTTTGGTGACAAGACAATGCAAACACAACCTTCAGCGTTTGACCGTATCAACGTTCGTAGATTGTTTATCACTCTTGAGCAAGCAATTGCAACAGCAGCGAAATACTCATTGTTTGAATTCAACGATGCGTTTACACAAGCACAATTTATTGCTCTTGTAACTCCATTCTTGACTTCAGTTCAAGCACAAAGAGGTATCACATCATTCCAAGTTGTTTGCGACTCAACTAACAACACACCTTCTGTTGTTAACGCTAATCAATTTGTTGGTGACATTTACATTCAACCTGCTCGTTCTATCAACTTTATCCAGTTGAACTTTGTTGCAGTTGGTACTGGTGTTAGCTTCTCTACAGTAACTACCACTGGCGCTTAATAAATAGGAACAAATAGGAGAATAAAATGGCTTTTCAAATTAGCGAATTTACAAGTGCGTTACAAAATGACGGCGCACGTCCAAATTTGTTCCAGGTTCAAATGACTGGTTTACCAGGAGGCGTTGGTCAGTCTGGCCAACCTTTCTCTTTCTTGTGTAAAGCTGCTCAGTTACCTGGTTCAACAATTGGTACTGTTCCATTGTACTACTTTGGTCGTGAAACAAAGTTTGCTGGTAACAGAACATTTGCAGATTGGACCGTAACAGTTATTAACGATGAAAACTTCAGCGTTCGTAACTCCATTGAAGCATGGATGAACACAATCAACAGCAACGCAGGCAACGTAAGATTGCCAGCTAACGTTACTGGTGGTGGTTCTGGTGGTCAACCATATGCTATCAATGCAACTGTTAACCAATATAGCAAAACATCAACTGCCGGTAATAACGGTATCATCAAGTCTTATGGATTTGTTGGTATGTTCCCAGTTGATTTGTCTCCAATTGATTTGGATTGGGGAACAAATGATACTATTGAAGAATTCACAGTAACATTTGCTTACCAATACTGGACAAGCAACACAACAAGTTAATTCTTGTTGTATACATAAGAGAGGGCTTCGGTCCTCTCTTTTATGATTTATTTGAAATGTAACCAGGAAAAACATGGCACAAAAGTTTAGTCTATTTGGCTTTACAATTTCTCGCAAAGAGGAAGAAGAAAACCAAACCCAACAACAATCGTTTTCGCCACCATCTTCGGATGACGGTGCGTTAACGATTACTTCCGCTGCATATTACGGCACATATGTTGACTTAGACGGTACTGCAAAAAATGAGGTAGAACTTATATCTCGTTACCGTGAAATGGCAATGCAGCCAGAAATTGAATCAGCCATTGACGACATTGTTAATGAAGCTATCTGCCAAGACGATGATGGCAAGAACATAGAAATTATTCTTGATGATTTGAATGTATCAGACAAGATTAAGAAAGCAATCAAAGCGGAATTCCACCAAATCTTGCGTATGTTGAACTATACCAACATGGCACAAGATATCTTCCGCAGATATTATATTGATGGTAAGTTATATTATCACATTATTGTAGATAAAGAAAACCCAACTGCTGGAATTAAAGAACTGCGTTACGTTGACCCACGCAAAATGCGTAAGATTCGTGAAATCAAAAAACAAAAAGACGAACGCACCGGCGTAGAGGTAATGAATGTTGTTAATGAATATTACATCTACAATGATAAAGTTACCTCTGGTACTTCTACAAATTATGGACCAGTTGGTACCAGAATTACTACTGACTCTGTTGTTTCTGTGGTTAGTGGACTTATGGATAGTCGCCGTGCGGTTGTTCTATCTTACTTACACAAAGCAATCAAGCCACTAAACCAGTTGCGTATGATTGAAGATGCGACAGTTATCTATCGTATCTCTCGTGCACCAGAACGTAGAATTTTTTATATTGACGTTGGTAATTTGCCAAAACTAAAGGCAGAACAATATCTACGTGACATTATGGTCAAGTATAAAAACAAACTTGTCTATGATGCAAACACCGGTGAAGTCCGTGATGACCGTAAGTTCTTATCCATGATGGAAGACTTCTGGCTACCACGTAGAGAAGGCGGCAAAGGTACAGAGATTACCACACTACCAGGTGGGCAGAACCTAGGTGAGTTGGAAGACGTTAAATACTTTGAGAAGAAACTGTATAAGTCTTTGAACGTTCCTGTCTCCAGACTTGATCCTAACCAATCCGGGTTCTCTTTAGGTCGTGTTGGTGAAATTACAAGAGATGAATTAAAGTTTGCTAAGTTTGTTGCTCGTATGCGTAACAAATTCTCTGACTTGTTCCATCAAGCACTAAGAGTTCAATTGGTACTCAAAGGTGTTTGTACCGATGAAGAATGGAAACAATTCAAGGAACATGTTCACTATAACTTCATTAAAGACAATAATTTCAGTGAACTTAAAGATGCTGAACTAATGACACAAAGATTGCAGTTGTTGCAATCAGTTGACCCATATACTGGTCGTTATTTCTCACAAGCATGGATTCAACGTAATGTATTGAGATTGAATGACGATGAAATCAAAGTTATGCAATCAGAAATTGAAGAAGAAAAAGAAGCAGGCATTGGTTTACCAGTTCAAGTTACGAATGATGTTGCACAACAACAGATGTTATCACAAATCCAAATGGATGGTGCAGAACATCAAAATGATTTAGATATGAAATTGGACCAAAGCAAAGAAAAAGATCCAGCTAAGGCAACCACTCAAGGTTAATAAATAAACACCATATTGGAGGAAACTATGTCAAGAGACCTAATAGATTACGCAGCACAAGATGATGCAGTTAATTTCAGAGCAGAATTATATGCAGCAATTCACGACCGTGTTACAGCACACATTGAAGCAAAGAAACAAGAAATTGCTCAAGGTTTGTTGAACCAAGAAGAAATGATGCCAGGTAAGAAAATGAAAAAAGAAGAAGAAAAATGGCACAAGAAAAAAGAAGAAGAAAAGCCAAAACACGGCATGAGTGAAGAAGAAGACGAAGAAGAAAAAATGAAGATGAAGAAAGTGAAAAAAGAGGGCTATTAATTTTAGTCATAAATAGATAATATTTTAAGAATAGAAAACCATGGCCAACAAATTTACATATCAAATTTTGAGAGATACACAAACAGACTCTGTTATTAAGTTAACTGGAGTGTTTGATGGTACTGGTCAAGAAATGAATAACACACGCATTCAAGCAAACTCACTTTCAAATGCGTTGGCAACCAATGGTTTTCTTGTAGCAAATAATCAAGGTGGTTCTGCAAATACTCCGTTGTCTTACTATGATTTGCAATTAACTGGTTTGAAATACTACGTTAATATGCCATTTACAAGTACAAGTGCTAACTCTCAAGGTTCTGTTGAAATTTTCTGGAACGGAGCCGGTGCAACTCCAGCGGCACAATATGCAAACTCATCATCAATTTTCCACCTAAATTCTTCAGGTGAATTTGGTTTAGGTGAACAGTTGCCATCCATTACAAATAATTCTGGTTCATTAGCTAACGGCTATATCGTCACAGCTAACGTTGGTAACGGCGATATTGGTGTTTACACACAAGGTGCCGCAGCAAACTGTTCATATACATTGATTATTTCTTTGCGTAAAAACAATGCTATGTATCAACGTGGTCAGTTCAACGATCCAGCAGCATTCAACTACAAGCCTTACAATCTTACACCGTAAGACTAGGAATAAACATGGCAAATATTTTCACATATCAAGTCTTGCGAGACACTACAGAAAAGGCAGTTATCAAACTGACTGCCAATTTTGATGGTTCTGGTCAAGAATATAACGTTTCTCGTATTGCAGCAAACACATTATATGGTGCTTTGACAAGTAATAACAATGTTATTCCAAACGGTACACCATTGTCTTATTACGGTCTAACTGTGACTAGAATTGGTTACAACATTGCATCACAACAAAAAGGTTATGTTGAATTGTTTTGGACTGGCAACGGTGCAGCAAACAATGTACCTATCATGAATATGGACCTTTGCGGTGAATATTCAGAAGACCAGGGTATGGTTTCTATTCCAAATAATGCAGTTGGTGCAACAGGTGATATCGGCGTTCAAACTATTGGTTTGGTAGCAAATTGTGCATACACATTAATTATTGAGTTGCGTAAACAAAATGAATACTATCAACGTGGTCAATTTAATGATCCTGCTGCATTCAACTATAGACCATACAACGTAACACCATAATAGGTACAATAATGAAACTCATTAAAGAAATCAACGAAACAGTCAACTATCTGACAGAAGGTGCAGATGGTAAAAAAGAACTGTACATAGAAGGTCCATTCCTTGTTGCTGAAAAGAAAAACAAGAATGGTCGCCTATACGAATACAATACGATGAAGAAAGAAGTTCATCGTTACACAGAAGAATACATTAACAAACACCGTGCGTTTGGTGAATTAGGTCATCCAGATTCTCCAACTATTAACTTAGACCGTGTATCGCACATGATTGTTGGTCTACGTGAAGATGGCACACAATGGATTGGCAAAGCAAAAATTCTAGAAACACCAATGGGT